GCAAGATCGAGAAGAAGTTCGCCCTCGAGCTGTGGACCGGCCTGTCCGGCCAGGCGTGTGCCGAGGGCGCTGAGGACGCCAGCGGCTACCTGCTGCTGCCGTTCATCACCGCCGGCACGATCGGCGACATCGAGGTCACGGGTGAGGACGCCATCTCGTTCTCCATGACCGGCGCCGTCACCAAGTCCGGCAACGCCTGGGGCACCGGCCCCTACGATGTGGTCAAGAAGGCCAAGCAGGGCGGAGGCGGCTTCGAGAACGCGAAGCTCCCGACCCCGCTCGACCCGCTCGACCACCTCCTCATGATCGACACGGCTCTCGCTCCCCCGCCGGACAGCGACCAGCCCGTCACCGTCCCCTGAGAAACCCCGTCTCAGAGGCACTGACAGCCCCGTAGAGCGCACAAACGCCCTGCGGGGCTGTCGCCGTATAGGTTCCACGTGAACCTGCCTCTGAGGGCCTTAGGCGCCGCCTATAGGTATACTCATCCGTGCGGGCACCGCCTATAGCCGGCGGCGTAGCCATCCCGCACCACGCACGCGTTGTAGGAGAGGGCATGCAGGACATTGACAGGGGCTACGGCCCGGGAGACTGGCCGGTCTCCTACAGCGCGTGCGAGGACTTGCGGGAGTACCTGGACGAGGCCGGCAGGCCCGAGCAGCAGCACACCTTCGAGGCCATGGCGACCCAGCTGCTCTGGGAGTGGACGGGCCGCCGCTTCGGCACCGACATCGTCGTGATCCGGCCCGAGCCCGCCGACTGCGTGCCGCCGCCCACCTACCAGTTCCAGGACTACCTGCGCAGCTTCCTCCCGTTCCGTCTGGGAGGCGTCCTGCACGACGTCGTGTGCGGCCTGTGCGGACCCTACTGCACCCACACTCACGGCACCCCGGCCATCCGCCTGCCGGGCAACGTCCACCGGGTGCACCAGGTCACGGTCAACGGCAAGGTTCTCCCGCTGGGCTCGTACCGGCTCATCAACCACTCCGTGCTCCAGCTCACAGGGCGCACCTCCCCAGCGGGCCCCGACGTTCCGCCTGTATTCCCCCCGGTACAAGACCTATCCCGGCCGACGACGGAGGAGGGCACCTGGGAGATCCGCTACTCGCAGGGCGTTCCCGTCCCCGAGGGCGGCCAGGTTGCCGCCGGCGTCCTCGCGCTCGAGCTGGCGAAGGCAGCCTGCATGGATCGCGACTGCGCTCTGCCGGCGCGCCTCCAGTCGGTCACCCGGCAGGGCGTCACCGTCCAGGTGCAGGACGACTTCGACGAGATGCAGGAGGGCCGCACCGGTATCTGGCTGGTGGACTCCTGGGTCACCTCGATCCGTAAGCCTCGACAGGCCGCTCGGGCCTACAACCCTGACGACTACGCGCGCCGACAGGCGTCTGGCCGCCGCGGCGGGGTGATCTGGTGAGCCCCGCGCCGCGCCTGACGCGCCGTAACCGGCAGCCGAGCGAGGACTACGCGGCCCTGTCGGGCCGAGTCGCCTCGCCAGTGCCGTCCATCGTCCACTCCACCGCGCTCGCCCTGCTCAAGGGCGGCGCCCAGGCCCTGTCCAACGCGGTCTCACAGGCGTACGTCGCTCCGGGCGCGGAGGTGGCCTGGGACGAGTGCTGCGCCGGGCACCTCTATGTGCGCACTGTCTCCGTCTCCCCCGTCTTCGGCCCCCGCGCCGCCGACGGCGAGGCCTGCTCGGTACGCTACTGGGCCGCTACCTTCGCGCTCGGGACGCTGCGCTGCGTCGAGGTCGTGGACGACCGTGGCCGAGGCCCGCGCCCCTTCGACCTGACGGCCGACGCGGCCGTTCTGCACCAGGACATGGCCGACCTGGGCACGTTCCTCACGTCGTCCACGAACGCGGACTCGATGGAGTGGGACGCTCAGGGTCCCGACGGGGGCTGCGTGGCCGGTGAGTGGACCTTCACGGTCCGGCTCAGCTGCCCGTGACGCCTCTCCCGGGCTAGAGGTGTGAGATGGTTCACGTAAGAGTGCGGTTCAAGGGCCCCATCCGGGAGGACAAGGTGGCCCAGATCACTAAACAGGCAGCCTTGAAGGCGGCTAAGCGCACGCAGGGCCGTATCCAGCGCAACATCCGCGCCAAGGGGCGCGTGAACTCCGGCCGGATGGTGAACTCCGTCACCGTTGAGAGGGTCCCCGGCAAGCACCCGCTCAACCCGACCTTCGAGATCGGGGCGCGCACGCCGTACGCCGCCTATCAGGAGAAGGGCACCCGACCGCACGGCCCGGTCAGAGCTCAGCGCATGGTCTTCACCCCGAAGGGCTACAGCCAGACCGTCTTCGCGAAGTGGGTCAAGGGAATCAAGGGTGCGCACTTCGTCCGCGACGCGGTACGGCTTATCAAGCCCTCTGACTTCCATTAGAATCGCCTCATGGCTACTATCACGATCCCCGGCAAGACCCGGAAGTCCATCACTGTTGAACTGGTAGGTACCGAGTACAAGGTCCGCCCGCCCAAGACCGCTGTCGCCATATTCCTGTCCCAGGCGCTCAAGGACGCCGGCGAGGACTCTGAGAAGCTCATCGACGGCCTGGCGAAGTGGTGCCACGTCCTCTTCGGCAAGGAGACCGGCGCCGAGGTCGTCAAGCGGCTGAAGAGCCCCGCCGACGACCTCGACATCCCCGACCTGACCGACCTCATCTCCGCCGTCATGGAGGAGGCCGGGGAGAACCCCCCTACGTAGTCCAGCGCCTTATGGCCTCGGCCCACAAGGAGTGGGACTACATCGACGGGTTCTGCCTCGGGCACGGTATCGACCTGGAGACCCTGCCCCTGAACCGGTTCTGCCACGTCATGTGGTGGATCCTCACCCGCAACGCCGAGGACGAGGGCGCTACCGATAAGCTGAAGAGGGACCTGTGGCTCCCGCCCAGGGGCGTCGAGGTCACCGACCCGCGCAGCCCGTGGTACTCCGGCAACGAGTCATCGGGCTTCGGATCCCTTAAGTCAGCCCTCGGGATGTGACAGCACATATAGGACACGCCTATGCGGGCGGTATCATGGCCTCAGACAGGAGTCGGGCCGCGATGCCGCCCGCTCGACGTACGAGCGGGGAGGTAGCCCGTGGCAGACAAGATCGGCGAGGTAGTCGTAGAGGTCGGCGCTGACGCGCGCGACTTCCGCGGCGACGCTGAGCGGGGCATCGAGAAGAGCCTCAAGAAGATCGGCAAGCGGATCGAGCGCGCCGCTGAGAAGTGGGCCCGCGAGATGCGAGACTCCGTCAAGGACGCGCTTGACGGCCTCGTGCTCCAGGTCAACGCGAGGATCGACCCGAAGGACCTGCGCCGCATCGAGACGGCCATTGCCCAGACCAAGGCGTCCCCGGAAGTCGACATCTCAAAGCGCGATCTGGAGGAGATCAAGCAGAAGCTCCGCCAGGCCGACTGGCGCACTCCGGTCAGGCCGGTCCTCGACGACAACGCCGTGGCCAAGCTGGGCCGTGAGCTGGACGAGATGAAGGCTGCGATCAAGGCCCGCGTCGACCTGGACGAGAAGTCGCGCCAGAAGGCCCTCGACGCGATCCGCCGGACTGAGGCCGCCATTGATGCCAAGATCGAGATAGACGGCAAGGACGTCGCCGAGATCAAGGAGCGCATCGCCAACATCAAGTCGGACATCCGCGTGGATGTCTCCCTTGAGAAGGCCGCGCAGCGCAAGATCAAGGAGCAGATCGCCAAGCTTGACGCGAAGCTGAAGGCCGAGGCCGAGCTTGACGACGCCTCCAAGAAGAGGCTCCAGGCCGAGCTGAAGAAGCTCGGCGGCGACATCGAGGCCCACGCGCACCTGTCCGAGGCGTCCAAGCGGAAGCTGAAGCACGAGCTCGACAAGCTCGACGGCACGGCGACCGTCAACGTCGACCTTGACGACGGCAAGGCCCGCTTCGACCTGGCCCGGCTGACCAAGAAGCCGCGCTACATCGATATCCACGTCCGCCTGGCGAAGGCGTCGCTGGCGAAGGTCGCCGCCGAGCTGAAGGCGCTGGCCGGCGGGAACATCTTCGGCAACCTGAAGAACTCGCTGAACGACATCTTCACCAACCTGGACACCTTCTCGGTGAAGATGGCCGGGGCGGGCACCGCGATCCTCGGGCTGGCCTCTGCCGCCGGGGCGGGGCTGGGTACGGTCGCCCAATTCGGGATGAGCATCGCCCACACGCTCCCGGCCCTGCTCGCCATGCCGGGCATCCTCGGAGCGGCCGCAGCCGGCGTGGGCATCTTCGCCGCCGCCATGTCCGACGCCTCGACCGTCCTGGAGGACCTGGGCCCCTCCTTTGAGGCGCTGCAGGACTCGATCTCTACGTCGTTCTGGGGCGAGGCTGAGGGGTCGGTCCGGTCCCTCATCGTCAACGGCCTGGAGGCCTTGACGCCCGCCATCTCGGAGGTGGCGGCGAACATGGGGTCGATGACGTCGGCCGTCGCGTCTGCTGCTCAGGACCACATCCCCGGCTTCCAGGCGTCGCTAGGCTACCTGGCCGAGGCCATGGACATCGGAGGCGACGGCGCGGGAGCCTTCACCGATGCTCTGCTGAGCCTGGGTGAGGTAGGGGCGAAGTACCTGCCGTCGATAGCCTCGTGGGCCAACGACGTCGCCTACTCCTTCCAGTCGTGGGTGCAGGCCAAGACCTCCTCCGGGGAGATGGACCAGGCCATCCAGGCTGCCGCCAAGACCTTCGGCACCCTGAAGAACATCGTCTTCGACCTAGCCGGCATCCTCGGCGGGGTCTTCTCCGCCATGGCCTCTGGCTCCACGCCCCTGAGCGCCATCGCCGACGGGCTCGACAGGGCCAACGCCGCGGTCAACGGCCCGCTGTGGCAGGGGACTCTGTCCAGCATCTTCAGCGCGATGGGTACGGCTGCGTCCTACGCCTTCCAGGGCGTCGGCTCGCTCGGCCAGGCGTTCGTTTCCTTGGCCCCCACCCTCTCCACGATCCTGCCCCTCGTGGGCCAGATCATTGAGGTCGGGCTCAACGGGATCTCTACGGCTCTCCAGAACCCGGCCTTCCAGGGCGGCCTGGAGTCGTTCTTCCAGAACGTGCTGATCGCCGTCCAGGCGCTAGCGCCGGCCATGCCCGCCCTGGGCGAGGCGTTCGGAGCACTGGCCACCGTCGGCGGGGAGCTGCTTGCGGCCGTCGCCCCGCTGATCGCTCAGCTGGTGGAGCAGCTGGCCCCGGTCATGACCCAGCTGGCCGAGCTGCTGGCCCCGATCATCGAGCAGCTGGCCGCGGCACTCATGCCGGTCATCCAGGCTCTCGGCCCTGTGCTGTCGGCCTTGTTCGCGGTGCTCGGCCCGCTAATCAACGACCTGCTAGCGGCGATCGTCCCAGTCATTGGCCCGATCGTGTCGGCACTGACCGCCGCCCTGATCCCGGCGTTCCAGCTGGTGGGGACGGTGGTTAAGGCCCTCATGCCGATCGTCGTTCCGATCATCACGGGCATCAAGAACACCATCGTCAGCGCGATGCAGGTGATCCAGGGGATCATCAACCTCGTAATGGGCGTCATCACGGGCAACTGGTCTCAGGCGTGGAACGGGATCAAGCAGATCAGCTCCGGAGTCTGGAACTTCATCAAGGCGCAGTTCACGGGATTCGGCCAGATTCTGGTCGGCATCGCCAGGGCGGCGTGGAACCTGCTAGGAAGCGTCATCTCCGGCGGATGGAACGCCATCAAGTCCGGAGCCTCGGCCGCGTGGAACGGGATCACGTCCACCATCTCCTCCGGAGTCAGCCTGGCCGTCAACTTCGTACGGAACCTGCCCAACAGCATCCGGAACATATTCTCCAACGCCGGTTCCTGGCTGATCAGCGCCGGTAAGAACATCATCAATGGTCTTCTGAACGGTATCTCGTCGATGATCGGGGCGGTCAAGAACAAGCTGAGCAGGCTGACCAGCATGCTCCCGTCCTGGAAGGGTCCGGCCCCCGTTGACAAGGTTCTGCTCACCCCTGCCGGGGAGATGATCATGCAGGGCCTCATCAACGGCCTGGAGAGCCAGTACGGGGCCGTGCGCTCCTCGCTGCAGGGCCTCACCGAGGACCTGACCAAGCCCGCCACGATCGGCCTGAGCGCCGACGTTCAGCCGCTCCCGGCGCGGGCCTCGGCCGGCCGCCCGAACCCGGCCCCGGAGTCCTCCGGATCGTTTGATAAGGGAAGCCGATCAGGCGCTACAATCAACATCACCAACAACTATCCGCAGGCCAAGCCGGACTCCAAGACTCGCGACGAGGTCGCCGAGGGGCTGAGACTGGCCGCGATCATCTGAGGAGGGTCACCCACCCATGGCCATCTACTCACTGGACGGCACCGACCTTGACGACGTGCGTCAGCGCTGGGTGCTAGCCGAGGGGACGACTCTGTCGACCCGCGGCGAGCCCTGGAACGCCTCCGTGGACATCCCCGGACGGTTCGGCGTGCTGCCGATCGCTCCGAGCGTCCTGAAGTCCGCCACCGTCGCCCTGAAGTTCACCGTGTTCTCCTGGGCCGACGGCCGAAACGGGAACCGCTGCAAGGAGGGCCTGGAGGTCCTGGAGCGCAACTACCAGGACCTCCTGCGCCGCCTGTACGCCTTCGGACGGCTCCAGACCCTCCAGTACACGCCTAAGGGCTCCCCCGCGAGGGAGGCCCAGGTCCGGCCCACATCCTCGGTGGAGCCTGCCTTCGACCCGCACTCCGAGACGATAGCGTTCGCGATCACCTACGAGATCGTCGCCGGCCTGTGGCGCGGCGTGGCGGACATCGAGGCCCCTCTGACGGACCTGTCGGCGTTCAACGGCTGCGTGATGCCTATCCCGGACGGGAAGCTGATGCTGGAGCCGTCGTCTACCTCCTGCACCGTCAGGGACAACGTCTCCGGCACCTCGTTCACCTTCAACGGCTCACTGAACGTCGGCGAGAAGCTGATCGTGGACATCGCCCGGTACCGGGCCTGGAAGAACCCCTCCCAGGAGTGGGAGATCCAGTCGAACGCGCGCAGCGCTGACGGGGAGATCTCTATGAGTCCCGGAGGCTTCCGGGCTACGCCGAACGCCGACGGCCACATCTCGATGACGCTCACTAACGTGTCCGGCCGCTTCCGCGGAAGGATGGCCTACTGATGCCCCGAAACACCTCCTTTGCGCGTGGCCTGGCCATGCGCTACGTCGCCTACGACCAGGCCACCGGCGCCCGCCTCGGGGTGCTTCCCGACGCCCTGGCGGGCACGTTCACGTGCCCGCGACAGGCCACGCCATCGCTTACCCTGTCCTACCCGAACGGGGGCATGGGCGTGCGGGGCGAGCTGCTCGACTCCGCCGTGGAGATCGCCGTTGAGCTCTGCTACGACGGCCAGACCTGGCGCGAGCCTTACAACGCCCGCTTCACCAACCTGTCCTCCGAGTGGAACCTCATTGACGACGGCACCGAGCGGCGCCACGCCGACCTCATCCACATCGGGCACCGCCTGGAGGGCGCCCTCGTGTGGGAGGTCCCCTTCGCGGCGATGGACAAGGACGGGAAGTACCGGTTCCGAGACCGCAACGCCGGGGAGATCCTTCGCACCGTGTGGGACGCCGCCGTCAAGCGGGGCTGGGGTACTGGCCTCACGCTAGACGTCTCCACGTCGGCCGACTCCGCCGGACAGCGCTGGGCACTGATCACGACTATCGCCTTCGACCCGTCGGTGTCGATCAAGTCGATCCTGGACTCGCTCATGAACATGGGCATGATCGACTACCGATGGCGAGGCCGCACCCTTCAGGTCTACAACCCGGACGCGGCGCTCAAGCGTGAGAACCTGGACGTCGTGTGGCGACTGACAGCGGGGACGAAGTCGGCCCCGGAGAAGCTGGACTGGTCCCAGCTGTGCACCCACGTCCTTGTGAAGGGTGACGAGGGCAAGACCTGGACCTTCCCCAACCCTGAGGCACCCAAGGACATGCCCCGCACTGAGAAGGTCGTCAGCGCCGGCGGCGTGACTCTGGAGACCACGGCCCGCCGCGTGGCAGACCTCACTCTGAAGACCGGAGCCACGCCCGCCGCGGAGGTCAAGCGCGAGTGGGAGGCCGACGACCTGCAGTGGCTCCCCTTCGAGGACTACGCCCTGGGCGACTGGATCCGCGTGGAGCGGGCCGGTGGTCTGGAGAAGATGCGAGTTACCCAGATCTCCATCTCGGTGACTGAGAACGGCCGCTGCCAGGGTCACACAACGCTGGGCACGATGCTCGACGACGTCCTGGCTCGCCTGGCCAAGCGCCAGAAAGGCGTCCTGGGGGCGGTCAACTCCGACGGTAAGAACCCTCGGCCGGAGAAGCCGAAGAGCAAGAACGCCCCCAACCCGCCCCAGGGGCTCGTGGTCACTTCGGACGCCGTCATCGGCGCTGACGGCTACCCTCGCGCCGCAGCCTCACTGAAGTGGGAGGCGGTGACGACGGACACCCTCGGGGTTGCCGTGGACGTGACCGGATACGAGATCGCCTCCCGGAAGCTGCCGCTGCTGTCGGGCCCGATGAGCACGTCCAAGGAGACTACGGGGCAGCTGGACGGGCTCACTCCGGGCGCCCGCTACGCGTTCGCCGTGCGGGCCGTCACGGCCGACACCACGGGCGCGTGGTCGCGGGAGGTCGAGGCCACCATGGCCTCGGACGTGACCCCTCCGCCGGTGCCGACGGTTCCGGTCCTCACGCAGACCCTGGGCGTGCTCGGGGTCTACTGGGACGGTAAGGGTACCGGCGGGGCGGGAATGCCTCTCGACTTCGCAGGCATCGAGGTGTCCGTGCGCAAGCCGGGCGAGCCTCCGATCCGGTTCACGGACATGCCGGTGCCGGTGCAGAGGACCAACCTCGCGGGCCTCGAGATCCGGGAGTGGGAGGTCTGCCTCCGGTCCTACGACCGCTCCGGCAACCGGTCCGCGTGGGGGCCGACGGCGCGCATCACGCTCGAGCAGAGCATCGACGCCGACGCGATCGCCAAGAAGGTTGAGGAGAAGCTGGCCGCCAGCGACGCGGTGCAGCGGGCGGCGCGCGCCGAGACCCTCAAGGAGATGAACAAGCTCACCGAGGGCATGACCCAGGTGGCCCTCTCCCTCGTGGAGACCGGCCCGTACCCGCCCGACAAGGGCGTGGTAGACAAGACACAGTGGGTGTCGCCAGACGCCCGCATCTTCGTACTGAAGAAGCAAGGAGACTGAGACCATGGCCTACACCCCCAGCACCTGGAAGGACGGCCCGGAGGGCCGCACACCGATCACCGCCGCGGCGCTGACCAAGATCGAGAACGGCCTGGCCACGGCCGCCTCGGTCGCCGACACGGCCAACACGAAGGCCAGCGCTGCGGCCACCAACACCCTGGCCCAGCAGATCCAGCAGCAGGTCCAGAAGATGATGAACTACGTCATCCCGATCGGTGGAGTCATCCCGTTCTACGGGACGCTGCAGCCCGACGGGTGGCTCCTGTGCAACGGCCAGGCGGTCAGCCGCACCGCCTACTCGGAGCTGTTCGCCGTCATCTCCACCCGTGGCGGGGGCGGTAACGGTTCGACCACCTTCAACATCCCGGACCTGCGTGGCCTGGTCATCTACGGCCACGGCCACGGCCGTACGCCCAGGCTGGGCGCCACCGTCGGCGAGTTCGACCACAAGATCACCGTGGGCGAGATCCCGCCGCACTCGCACAACATCGGCGAGGTCGAGGACTCTGGCCGCCGCTTCCAGGCCCGCACCTCCGGCCAGGACATCGGTATCGGCTCGAGCGGGTACACGTACCTGACCTCTACCGGTAATAATGCCTCGGGCCGCTCCCCACAGGCGATCGCCGAGGGCAGCCAGTCGAACATGCAGATCTTCCCTCGCGGCTCGGTCGCCATGTACATCATGCGCGCGAAGTGATGCCGCATGGCTGAGATCAAGGACGAGTACATTCAGTGGCCGGGACCGGCCACGTTCCCCGGCGTCACTACGACGCCGGCCTACGACCGCTACGCGAACGGGAACACCCTCGTCCACTCCCACAAGGGCTGGGAGTGGCAGGAGGTCGACTCCCCCTACCAGAAGGCCGCCGCGGCGCTGGCGCAGTCAGCCATCGAGACCGCGGTGCAGCGCGCCTCCACGGTGTTCGGGACGGTCTACTACCAGCGCGGCAACTCCGCCGACAGGCCCGACTTCGACGGCAAGGCGATCGGGGACACGTGCCGCATCCAGGACCCGCAGACCCTGAACATCGTCGCTGAGTGGCGTTGGGACGGCTCTGGCTGGGAGAAGATGCAGGTCTCCGGCGAGCAGGTCAGCAACCTCGACGTCGGCCGCCTGACGGCGGGCTCCGCGGCGATCAACGAGCTCGCGGCTCGCAAGATCGCCGCGGACACTGGCCAGTTCCTCCAGCTGACCACGGACCAGCTGACCGTGACCGGCAACGCGTCCTTCGTGGACGCCACGGCCCGGCACGTGTGGGCCAAGATCGTCAGCGCGAACGAGGGCGAGTTCCAGAAGATCCGAGCCGGAATGATCGCCGCCAACGCGATCAGCGCCGACAACCTCCAGGTCGGAGCCCTCGACGGCAAGGTCATTACAGGTGCGACTATCCAGTCGGAGCGAGCTTCTAACCGCGGCATCAAGATCTCCAGCGCCGGCATGCAGGTGTACGCCTCGAACGGCTGGAAGGCCCTGGACATCAATGCCCAGAGCGGGGACATCTCCATCGCAGGGCGTATCTCGCGTCGCGACACGTGGTCGGAGGTCTGGTTCAATGACATCATCTCCCGCTGGTCCGGCACGGATGAGTATCAGGGCCTCAAGCACGGCTGCGGCCTGTCCTTCAACTCTCTGGAGGACGACTGGTGGGAGGGAGCCATCGGAATCCTCAAGGCGTCCACCGGGGACCCGGCCTTGAGGCTGCAGGGGCCACTGCCGAAAAGATCGGGCAAGGTATCCCCATACATGACCGTCGGCACGTCGGCAATCGCCATGTACACCCCCGCGGGAAACAGCTCGTTCTCCTTTAACAGCCTGGGGGTAAATCTCCAGACGAAGTCCGTGTACTGGTGGATGAACGATCAGGGGTTCTCCTACGGCACCAAGAGTGACAATACTCCGAGGTTCTACCTTGACCGCACCTACCTGGATATCAAGCCCTTTAAGAGCACCGCCACCTCGGGGGCCCGCATCTGGGCCGACGGATCGAAGATCGCGATGCAGTTCAACCAGGCCAATCAGGTCTGGATCAGCTCCGAGGGGGTGCACCTGACGGGCAACAAGCAGTTTGCCATGCGGGTGCCTAAGGCCACCAAGGCGCGTGGCGGGATGTGGCTTACCCACTCCTGCACCGAGTCTCCCTACGATGGGCTGGAGTACTGGGAGAACGTGACTCTAGACGAGTCGGGTCACGCTACCTGGACGCTCCCAGACTACGTGCCGCTGATCGCCTCCGCCAAGGCCCCGTGGGTTGTCTTCGCCAGTGACGGCGCCCGGGCGGAGCTGGACCGCTCCAACCCCGAGGAGTGGCGTGTGAACGTCACCGGCACGCCCGGCTCGACCGTCGCCGTCCTCGTGAAGGGGGCTCGCATGATCGACCACGACACCGACGAGTCCGGCGAGCCGATCATGCGGGACTACGCCCGAGAGTCTATGTGGATCCTGCCCCCGTCCTCCGGGGTCTCTCAGGGCGGGGGCCCGGAGGAGGGCAATATAGCCTACGAAGACCCAGTTACCCTGGGGGGTAACTACTACGGCCCCACCCCGAACCCGGCACCGGAATCAAACTGATAGGAGAACCATGGAAGAGCAGAGCAGCCAGGTCGACGCGATCCTCGTTATCGAGGCGCTGACCCTGGAGATCGCAGCCCTGACACGCCGCGCCGTCATCGCGGAGCAGCGTGTCGCCGTCCTGGAGGCCGAGAAGGCTAAGAACCGAGGCAAGGAGAGCAAGTGAGCGTAGGATCCGTTACCGCCGAGATCGCTCGGCGCATCTGCGACGAGCAGAACGTCGGCTACAGCCAGCCCGAGCGCCGGTCGTGGTACGCCGCGGCCGACGCTCACGGGCGCGTCTCCAGTCCGCAGAACGCGGACTGCTCGAGCCTGGCGTGCGGTGCCATCTCGTATGGCATCCACCACACCTACGGAGTGCCGTGGGGCCACGCCGCCCTCCTGGAGATCAACGACTACTGGACCGGCAACATGCGTGCCGGGATGGAGTCGCACGGCTTCAATGAGGTCAGCTGGTCCGACGAGAACCTGACTCCGGACGGCGGCTTCCAGATCGGCGACATCATCCTGTCGGCCGCGAACGAGGGCGGTGTCGGCCACGTCGTGATCGCCGTCGAGGGCGGCGGCGACCCGCTCGTGGCGGAGGCGTGGATCGCTGAGGACGGCTCGATCGCGGGCACCGCGGGGGACCAGACCGGGCAGGAGACGCGGACCGAGCGCTACAGCGAGCACCCGCACACTCAGCGCGGCGCGTGGACGAGCTGCCACCGTTTCAGTGAGGCGAAGTTCCTCCAGCAGTGGCCCGCCTTCGCCAAGCGGAAGGCGTCGGCTCCGGCTCCCCGGCCGGCCGCTCCAGCGTCACAGGCTGCCGCGCCACAGCACGCCCACGGCATCGACATCTCCAGCCATCAGGCGGGCCTGAACGTGGCAGGCATCTGGGCCGACTTCGTCATCGTCAAGGCGACCGAGGACGACGACTACGTGAACCCGTACATGGTCTCCCAGGCCAACGCCACGCTGGCGGCCTCGAAGCGGCTCGGCTTCTACCACTTCGCCCGCCCGGGTGACGCGGCCGCGCAGGCCCGCTACTTCGTGTCCGCCGTCGGCGCTCTCCGCAGCAGGGCCACCCTGTGGCTCGACTGGGAGGACAACGCCGTCGCGCAGGGGCCCGGCTGGGCGAAGTCGTTCCTGGACACCGTGAAGTCTCTGACGGGCTCCACGCCGGGCATCTACATGAACGGCAGTGCCGTCAACGGCTACGACTGGAGCGCCGCGGCCTCCCAGTACCCGCTGTGGTACGCGGGCGGCCCGGACTACTCGGACTACGGTCGGCCCTACTCGGACCCCGCAGTGCCGTCGGTCTCCTACTGGGGCCAGCCGCTCATCCACCAGTACACGGAGGATGGAAGCCTGCCCGGCTACTCGGGCACTCTCGACCTGAACCGGCTGCGCGACCGCTCGGCCTGGGACCGGATGATTAACGGCGGAGCCGTCACCGCCGCGCCAGCGGCATCCGCGGCATCCTCTTCGACGTCGGCGAGTCCCTACACCGGCAAGAAGAACAGGTCCGACGGGCAGAGCGAGCTCGTGTGTAACGGGAGCTTCGGCGTCGCCACGATCGGCCGGCTCCAGCAGGTCATGGGCACCGCGATCGACGGCGTCCTGGACGAGGACGGCTCGCCGGCGGTTGAGCGGCTTCAGGCGTTCCTGAACTCGGCCGTCCCGGCCGACACGCAGACCGCGCTGAACGAAGCCTCCCGCCTGGCCGAGGACGGCGTGTTAGGGGCGGCCACGTGGCGCACGCTGCAGTTCCTCATCATGGCCTGGCACAAGGAGTACCTGCCCGACGGCTGGGACTTCGCTGACTGGGTCGACGGTGAGGCAGGCACTGCCACGATCGGCGCTCTCCAGCGGGCGCTTAACAACTCCAAGGCCAACTCTCGGAGGCTGTGGTGAGGTCGTGACCTCGTCGTGACCTATAGAAGGCTCACAGACTCATAGGGATACACTAAGGGCGGGGACTCACGAGGGTCCCCGCCCTTACCTATGGAAGGAGAACATGTGAAGTACGCAACCGCGACGTTCTGGGAGGGCCTGGCCGAGCGCGCCATCTCCACCTTTGCGCAGTCCCTCGTGGGCGCCTTCGGTGTCGGCACCTCGCTCTTCGGCCTGGACTGGAAGGGCGCCCTCGGCATCGCCGGTGCGGCCGCCCTGGCGTCGGTCCTGAAGTCGTTCTCCCTGCCCGAGGAGACCGACCGAGCCGTGGCCTCGGCCGAGGTGGAGGCCTACAACCCCCGCCACGCCTCCGGCCTGGCCGGCTGAGGTAGTCCGATGACCTCGGCAGAGTCGTCCCCGTCGGCAATCGTCGCGATGCTGGCCTCCCCGGACGTGATCGCGGCGGGGACGGCTCTGCTGGTTGCTCTCATCACCTGGCTCAGGGTCACGATCAAACGTCAGCAGCAGCGCCTGGAGGAGAGGATGACGCGGATGAGCGCCCACGTAGTGAGGGCGGCCAATGCGGCGGAGTCAGCTTCGGAGGGCGTCCACAACAACCACGACTCAAATCTGCGGGACGACCTCGACTCAAAGTTCGGGAAGGTCCTCGACGGCCTGGCCCGCCTGACCGCGTCGGTCGACGACCTGCGCGAGTCGGACCGGCAGCACGACGCCCGCATGGCCCGCCTGGAGACTCAGATCGAGGGCGTCCGCAATGACGCCCGTACTGATAGGTCCCACCTATACACGGAGGTCCAGTCATTACATGATCGTATTGATAGGGTAAAGTCTGAGACGAATCCGTTACGTCAGGAGCCCCGATGACCTCCCCCACCGCAACGATCACCGGCCGCGTAGTAGGCCCTGACGGCCTGGGGCGCCTGGGCCGGATCACCTTCACCCCCGCCAGTCTCGGAGCCCTGCTGCCCGCACGCGACGTCGTCGCAGGCCGGACGTCGATCCGCATCGACACCGACGGATATCTAGTAGGCCCTTCGGGCCGGTCGGTAACCATCTCCCCCGGGAACTATGAGATAGATCTCAATATTCCTGGAGACCTCGGAGCCCATGTCCGGACAACCCGAGCCCTGGCCGACAGTGACGTGCTCAACATCGCCGATCTCCTCACGGCGGCGCCCGCTCCCCCGCCCCCGCAGCCTCCGAGCCCAGACCCCGGCCAGCCGCCCACTCCTCGGGAACATGGTGTCCGCATTGCGGGACAGCCCGGTATCCTTGAGGCTATAGATAGGTCGGAAGTCATAGACCTAGGCAATGGAGTACTCACCTGGAGGTAGGACGGCTATGGCCGATCTCACATGGTACAGCCGTGAAGGCGCCGATCAGCGATTCCTGACGAAGACCGAGGCGGCCGGCCTGGCCTCTAAGACCGAGAGCGCTCAGGGCGACGCCGCCCTCGGCAGCAGGATCGACGCCGTCGAGGCCGTGGCCGGGGCCGCACTCCCCTCGACCACGGCGGCCTCCACCTACGCCACGAAGGCCGAGGTGGAGGCCGTCAAGCAGACCATCCCGACGGTTCCCGCCGCGCCCGACCTGTCCGGCTACGCTACCAAGTCCGAGATGCAGGCCGCCGACGGCGCCCTCGGTCAGCGCATCGACAGCGTCTCCAGCGCCGCCGCCGCCGCGGCCACGAAGGCCGAGCTGGCTCAGTACGCCACCATGGCGACCGTCTCCAGCACCTACGCCACCAAGGAGGCCCTAACCGGCTACCTCAAGTCCGCCGACGCGGCGGACACCTACGCCACGAAGGAGGCCCTGGCGCAGGCCCAGCTGGGCGGGGGAGGCCAGGCCCCCGACCTGTCGGGCTTCGCCACCAAGGCAGAGATGCGCCAGGCCGACTCCGCCCTAGGAGCCCGCATCGATCAGGTCAAGGCCACCGCCGACGGCGCCTTGCCGGCCACGGCAGCAGCCTCTACCTACGCCACCAAGGCGGAAGTGGGGAGCATCCGCACCCTGGCAGAGGCGGCCCTCCCTAAGACGGAGGCCTCCACCAAGTACGCCTCCAAGGATGACCTGAAGGGCTACCTCACCTCGACGTCGGCGGGGACGACCTACGCCACCAAGTCGGATCTGGCCGGGGTCCGTGCCTCCATTCCCCCGGCCACGCCGGCGCCGGACCTGTCCCCCTACCTCCGCTCAGCCGACGCCGCCAGAACTTACGCGGCCAAGACTGCCTTGGCCGACTACGTCACCCGCTCTGACGCCGATCAGGTGTACGCCACCAACGACAACCTTCAGCGCGAACTGGGGCAGAAGGCCGGCCTGACTGACCTGAACGACGTTACCCGCCGAGTCGACTCCCTCGGTGCCGCTCTCTCACCCTTCAAGCCTGGCGAGCGCTACTACTCCCCCGTGACGTACTTCTGGCCCGACTACTACGACGACGGCAAGCCAGGCAAGACGTCGAAGTGGGCGCAGATCCTGAAGTTCGCCGGCTCGCTCGGCATCGTCATCCTCAACCGCAACAGCGGCAACTGGGACGAGTTCAACGTCGACTTCAAGAAGCAGGCCGAGCTGGCGCTCGCCGCCGGCGCTAAGCGCGCCGTGTTCTACGTCAAGACCCAGTACCTAGCCGCGACCCTCCCGGCAGGCGACCCAGGCCGGGCCAACGTCCCCAACGTCGACAAGTACACGCCAGACTACATCCTCGGCCAGATCGAGAAGGCGAAGACCCAGTACGGGGATGTCTGTCAGGGCGTGTTCCTCGACGAGGCGATCAACGGCTGGGGCACCCAGGCAGGCCGCATCCCCGCCTACAAGTCCCTGATCGACAGGATCCGCGCCAAGTACGGCAAGGACTTCCTCATCGTCGTCAACTCGGGCTCGAACATCTCCGAGGACATGTGCAAGCTCGACTTCGACGTCTGCATGATGTTCGAGAAGGACGCGACGGCGTTCCTGAACGAGGACCCCGGTACCCCGATCCTCCCTGACCACATGAAGGCGTACCCCTCCACGCGCTGGTGGGCCGTCGTCCACGGGGTCACCTCGGAGAACTACCGCAGGGTCTTCGACAAGGCCGACAAGCTCGGTATCGCCCACCTGTACATCACCGACGGGCAGCTGCGTGAGGACCCGCAGCAGGGCGGCCAGTGGGAGCCTGTAGGCAACCCCTACGCGAACCCGCCATCGGTCCACATTCTTAAGCTCGTGGTTCCGTGGCTGAAGGGCTACCTGCCCCTGAAGCTGGAGGTGGACGAGCTGCGCTCCCGGCCGGCGGTCCTGTCCCTTGGGAAGCATGAGGCGGTCCCTGCTGGGACGAAGCCTGGAACGATCATCGTCAGGAAGGACGTGTAGTGGCAGATAGCGTACTCCCCGCATTTAGTCAGTGGTGGAGAGGTAACGGGGTCCCGGACGGCGACGGCGCGCTGATTCGGGCCGGCTCATCGTCGACCCTCTTCGACCAGTACGCGCTCCCCGCAGGCGGCCGGAAGTGGACGGTCGAGTATGAGTACTCGACCGACGCCGAGGCCGTCGTGTGGGTCGTGGTCAACAAGTACACGACTGCGAACGTGAAGATCGGGGACGTCGCCATCCATGACCGGAGGCTGCCCGCTGCGCAGAACGCTCGTGTCGTCATCGACTTCGACCTGCCTGCGGCGGTTGACGCGAAGTGGCTCCCGTCCATCGTCGTGCGCGAGTCGACGGACGTAAAGTTCAACTACGTGAAGGTCTATGAGACGCCGGTGCCGTCTGGCCCGACCACGACCGTGTGGACCGGCACCGATGAGGTCGCGGCATCCGTGACCGTGTGGGACGGCACTCGCGAGATCTCCGCATCCCTAGAGATTCAGGCCTGAGGGAGGAAACCATGGCAGATGAGAAGACCGGATACTGCGGCCCGTCGCAGGTGACGATCAACATTGGCACGAGCGGTGTCAGGATCAATGACGAGGGCAAGCCGCAGCCGGGCCCGGACCCCGCCCAGTACGTGACCCGGAAGGACTTCCTAGACGCACTGGAGCTGCGGCCCACCCGAGATCAGGTAGAGACCCAGATTGCGGGCGTCCGCACAGACGCCGCGAATGCTTCCGCAGCCTCGGTTGCGGCTAAGGCTGTCGCGGAGGAGGCTCGGGCACGGGCGACGGCGGCTGACAGCGCGTCGTCAGAGGCGTCTGCCAAGGTGAACGCCCTCTCGGCCACAGTGGCGGCCACCCCGCGCCTGCTGCGCCTAGACCGCGAGGCTCTCGTGCCTGAAGGCACACCTGTCGGCACGATTATCGTGCGCCCGGCTGAGCTCATCAGCAGCGGCGAGAACTCGTTCCCGCCCGTGACCGAGTGGCCCGGCGTCACTGCATCCCCGGCTGGTGATGGGGTCATCGTTGACAAGGAGCACACCCCGCTCCACCCGGCGCCGGAGCAGATGCGCTCGGCCAAGGGCACCTGGGACATCGAGATCCGCTACTCCTACCCCGGATCGGGTGAGGGCGAGGAGGAGGCCTTGGTGCCTCTGCGTATCGGCCGCCTGTGGGCCGCTGAGGACCTGATCGAGGTTCGCCGCGGCGAGGAGTTCGTGAAGTTCCGAGCGTTCCCTGGAGACAACAAGCTCTACAAGGCGAAGATCACCCCGATGGAGGTCGACAAGCACATCGGCATGTTCAAGTTCGCCGAGAAATGGGGGCCCTTCATTGAGTCCCACGAGCCCGGCGGCGTGCCTGTCGTAATCCACGACATCAAGGTCACCGAGGCCGCATGACGGTAGACAGACTAAGGCCCCGCCACTAGCCAGAGTGGCGGGGCCTTGTTTCACGTGAAACCTACGAGTAGAGCTCCCAGGCGGAGGCGTTCCCGCCTCGAGCCTCGAAGGTTAAGATGGCCGGCTTGGTGGAGTCCCCGCTGATGTTGGTCCACCAGTCGGATCCCCGGTCTGCCGACGGGCAGGAGATGATCCAGCGAGAGTCACCGACCTGGCGCACGCCGAAGTTGTGCCAGTGCCCGTGCACGAGGATCCTGGCGTCGTAGAGGCCACTCCGGCGGCCGAAAGCAAGGTCCCTGAACCAGGTAGGCACCTTACTCTGGGAGCCCGCCAGATGCCCGTGCGTGAAGCCGATGCGGGTGCCGTCGGCGGCATCCACGGTGACAGCCTCCTCCCACTTCTCAGGGCGGTGGAAGGTGACGTGCTCGTAGCCCTCCCGGTCCTCGATGATGTCCTCGATGTTCTTCGAGATCATGATGCCGAAGTCGTCATCGGGGGCGTTGGCGCGAGCGTTCTTGCCGGTCCCGGTCCTCACGGCGCAGTGGTTGGAGGGGACGGCGACGTAGTAGAGGGATGAGCACAGTGGGGCGAACGTTAGCAGGGCCTCGGCGTAGAGGCGCTGCACGACGCGGATCTGGTCGGTTAGGCTGAGGTCGTTGGTCTGGGCCTGGCTGGCGACGTTCCAGAACCCCTCGGTCGAGTCCCCGACGTCGGCGAGAATGATGCGATTGTAGTGGCCTCGGAAGAGGATGTCGTCGGCGATGTCCTTGATCGCCCTGCGCACGAGCCGGACCGTGTCCTCGGTGCCGCCGCCCTGCCCGGTTTTCCCGGCCTGAACGTCCGCCATGCAGACGACAAGCGTGTCATCCTCGATATTGGCGGACACCTGAGGAATAAGGGGCTCCTGGAAGACGGGCTCCAGGTCCTCGTAGGAGAGGCGCTTGGCCTCCTCCATCTCCAGGGTGCCGGGGCGGTACTCGATCTTCTCGTAGGAGCCGTCGGCCAGGCGGACGGTCTTGCCCCGCTTCGTGATGGCGCCGACGGGGAGGTCGAAGAACTCGTCCCGGCTCAGCTCGTCCCGGCCCTTGCGCTTCAGCGCCCGTCTGTGTCGTCGCACGGTCGCCTCAGAGGTGTTGAACTCCTCGGCCAGGTCGATGTTCGTCTTGCGCTCGCGCTCGGGGAGCGCGTCATTGGCGATGATCGCCTCATCCAGCGGGCTCATGGGTCTCCAATCTAGAGGTTGCTGGGAATACTGAGGACAGTTTATCCCCGTCCCCAACCTTTTCCACAAATCCTTGCGCGTATTGATACCTAAGTTACGCAAGTCACATCAGTGAACTTATGCAGATATTGTCCCCGCCTCACCACCGATGTACAGTCGACGTAGGCCGAGATACGGCCGACCCGGCAGATAGGTCCCACCATGAAGAACCAGTACGAATACACAATCAACTCAACGGAAGACATCTCCAGAGCGCTGGCCGAGGCCGATCGCGAGGGTTACGACCTCACCCACTACAACTCAGCGTTCTACCTCCGAGGCACTGCCGGAGAGTCGATCTCCGTGGACGACTCCCTAGCGCACCTCTTCGTCACGACTTACGGCCCCGCTCCGGTGTGGGTCTCGGGCGAGGGTGAGGTGACGGTTAGAGCTGTGGAGAATGCCGTCGTCTACGCCACGGAAGGCAGCTTGGTAGACGCCTACGACTCTGCCACCGTCTACGCCTATGACCGCTCTCAGGTAGACGTCAGCATGGAGGCATCCGTGTACGTGGCCTCAGATGACGTGGACGTGAAAGCCTTCGGCAACTCCGAGGTGTACCTCCCCAGCGATGGAGTGGCCGGGTCTCAGGCACAGGTGTTCCTGCAGGACTACTCCAATATCACTCGAGGCGTCGACGTGCCTGCGGTCCTCACCAACTGATAGGAGAATCCAATGACATCCCTCTCAACCAATCACCTGGCCTTCCCCGGCAACTTCAACCCACTCACCGAGCGCCGCGTGTCTGCCCAGTCCTGGGCCAACGCCCTGCGCCCCTACCTGCGCTACGTAAGCACCGTGACGAAGGACGACTCCCTAGCCGTCCTGGCGGAGAATGGCCATGACCTTGTCCTGACCTTCACCCAGTCCGAGGAGAAGCGCGGCCGCTGGCCTCTGTGGACACTGGAGGTCTACTCGCGCTCCACCCGCGTCGAGTACTCGTACCAGGTCGGCAACCTTCAGGACGTGCTAGTCTCTCTCCTGCACGAGCTCTGAGCCATTACCACCGCCTAGTCAGCGGGCCAGGGCTCGCCAGGCGATGGAGCCGCACAGAAAACCCCCACGGTCAAGGTCGCGGGGGTTTTCTGTTGCCCAGATCACGCTTGTAAAGTTGTTAGCTCTTTACCCGTCACCTCACAAGATGTAGGCTGGACCCATCACCCGGCGACGGCTACCGCCGTCCCAGATAGGAGCAGTCATGCGCATCATGGACCTGGAGAAGGTCGTGAGCCAGGCCAGGAAGGCCGCCCAGGGCTCACACACGCCCTGTGGCCCGATCACGTGGGTCTGGGGCAAAGAGGACCTGAAGGCCCTCGTCAAGGCCGTCCACGCCTCGCAGAAGGTCGTCATGGACCTCGAGACCACCGGCCTGGACGAGTACGCGGAGGCCGGCGGCGACACCAACGGCAGCTACCCCGCACGGATCGTCCTGGCCTCCCTGACCCTGCCCAGTGCCGAGCGCGCGGCGGCCGGTGCCTACAACTGGCGCAGCTTCGACGGCGAGCAGCCGATGACCTACCTAGTGCCTCTCTCGCACCCGGCCAGCCCCCTGCTCGGCTCGTGGAGGAAGGTCATGGCGATCATCGGCCGCGAGATCAACCGCAGCGGCAAGCCCTTCGTCAACGCGAACATCAAGTTCGACGCCCGGTGGGTCTTCGCCCAGGCCGGCGTGGACCTGTCCGACCGCATCGAGTGGGACACGACCGTCTCGTCCCAGCTGGTGGACACAGAGGCCCGCACCCGCCTCAAGATTCGCGCCGCGCGCGACTTCGGTATCGAGGAGTGGGACGACTTCGACCTAAGCACTCCAGGCGCCGCCGAGCAGGTCGACCTGATCCAGCTGGGCGAGTACGCCGCCCGTGACACCTACTACACCTGGAAGATCGAGGAGAAGCACCGCGACCAGATGTTCCTCGCCGGGGACGAGGAGCCCTTCGACTCCGACGACATCCAGATGGCCCGCCTAGGTAAGGTCGCCACCTACGTCGCCATGCCGACTGTGAAGACTCTCACAAAGGTGGAGCAGCGCGGCTTCCTGCTCGACGTCGACTGGGTCCACGCCAAGATCGAGGAGATGGACGCCCTGCGCCTGAAGGCCTGCGAGGACATCCTCGGCCTGTACGGCACCGCCCCGGCGCCTGCGCCGGCGAAGGACGGCGTCACCACGGCCGCGACGTCGAAGTGGTTCCAGGGCTTCGTGGCCCAGGCCATCGAGGCCGGCGACCTGCGTGTGACGGCCCGCACGGACTCCGGAAACGCTCAGTGGAACAAGGCGGTCCTCATCGCCCAGCAGCGTCAAGGCAGCCCCGCCGCCGACGCGTTGCTGCGCCACCGCGACGCGACGAAGACGCTAGAGTTCCTGCGCTCGTGGCTGGAGCTCCGTGACCCAAACAACGTGATCCATGCCACATACAACGTGGGATTTGTAAAGACGGGAAGATTAAGTTGTGCCTCCCCGAATCTTCAACAGTGCCTACACGGTGCTGACGAGGTTCTTACCCGCTCCGGGTGGGTGCGGCTTGACGCTCTCGAGCACGGGGTCGAGATCATGCAGGTCTCGGAGACCGGGGAGGGCTCCTGGGTCGTGCCTACCGGTTACGTGGACAAGCCCTACGCGGGAAACATGGTCCGCATGAAGTCGGATTGGATCGACGTCCTCATGACCCCGGATCACCGCCTCCTGACCCACACCCGTGGCGGAGCTCCTCGCTGGGAGCGGGCCTCGCAGTGGGTGGGGACTGCCGGAAAGATCGTTGACCGCAAGTTCATCCGCGCTCTGACCTCCGCCCCAGATGCCCCCGACCTTACGGAATCTGAGCGCCGGGAGGTGCGCATGGCCATCGCCATGCAGGCCGACGGGTCGAGCTCCCGTAAGTCATGGCAGGCGACCGTCGTTAAAAAGCGGAAGGGGGAGGCCCTGATCGAGATGGGAGGAGAGTACCGCGCAGGATGGGCACGCCCCTGCTACACCCTCCGGGTCCCTAAAGAGAGCCTGTCCAAGTGGCTTGACCCGGAGAGCAAGAACTTCCGGCCCGAGGCATTCCTCGCTCTGAACCGGAAGGACTGCGCGTGGGCGCTCGACGAGATTCTTCGCTGGGACGGGGACTCTACTCGGGGGTGCACCTACACCCAGAACCAGGCACGCCGCCCCTCCGTAGACCTGGCACAGGCGCTGGCCGCAATGTGCGGGCGCTCGACCACTCTCTACCGGAAGCAGGTCGATGGGGTGACCTATCCCACGGCCAACTTCCACCGCAAGGCGATCCGCTACGCGTCCCGGATGTGGGTCACGGAAGAGCCCTACGACGGGCGGGTTTATTGCGTCTCTGTCCCATCGGGCGCCTTCCTGGCTCGGAGTGGTGGGACGGTCTGGGTCACCGGCAACTGCTCTGCGTCACTAAAACCTGCCTTCATCCCCCGTCCGGGGCACGTCCTGCTCGACCTCGACTACAGCCAGGTCGAGCTGCGGGTGGCGGCGTTCATCTCCCGCTCTCAGCCTATGATCGAGGCATTCCAGCGTGGTGATGATCTTCACAGGCTCCTTGCTGCGAAGATCGCCGGAAAGGCGCCGGAGGACGTCACCAACCTGGAGCGCAAGCGGGCTAAGGCTGGCAACTTCGGCCTCCTCTACGGCATGAGCCCCGGCGGCTTCCAGTCCTACGCCGCCACCGCCTATGACGTTTCTCTCACTTTGGCGGAGGCTCAGGCCGTCCACAGCGCGTTCTTCGAGATGTGGGATGGCATGCGCCAGTGGCACGAGCGCGCCAAGCGCCGGGCCTACGAGCGCGGTTATGTGACATCCCCTATCGGGCGCACGCAGTGGCTGAGCGACCTCTACTCGAAGAGCTCGTTCAAGTCCTCCCACGCCGAGCGCAACGCCCTGAACAGCCCCGTGCAGGGCTTCGGCTCGGACCTCATGCAGATGGCGGCCGCCTCGATCATGGGGACCCTGCCCGGCTACCCGCTGCCCCGAGTAGAGGGGGCGCACGTCGTTGCCACCGTCCACGACGAGATCTGCATCGAGGTGCCGGAGGACCGCTGGCAGGAGATCCTGATCGAGTGCAAGCGCCGCATGGAGGACGTGAACACCTTCCTGCGCCCGCTCGACTGCCAGATGGACGTCCCGATCGTGGCCGGCCCCTCGGCCGGGACGCGCTGGGGCGTGCACGACCTGCACGACGAGGATGACCCGCTCCCAGCAGTCTGATTGAGACTTACATCTCAAAACCTCAAAACCGGGAATACGTTGGAAACGCTGGGGAAAGTCCAGTATTCCCACATTCTCGGAGACATGCGTCACACTTTCACCCCACATCCCCTGAGACATACGTCTCAAAACCCGGAAACCGGGAATACGCAGTGATTGCAACGTTTAAGGCCTATTCCCAAACCACTCAGAGATCTACATCACACTTTTAGGAGACACCATGCGCAACGCGCTGCGCACCTACCCCGCCCGCAAGGCCACTATCCAGGGCCGCCCCGCCGTCCAGGTCCGGGACACGAAGAACGAGATCGAGTACTGGGTCGAGATCACCGACGAGCCGGACGCCGGCGGCCGCTACCACGTCGTGAACCTCCTGTGCCGCCCAGACGCGGGCGTTCGCTTCCCCGATAGTGTCCCCCACAGGACCCTCTGTGAAATCGCCGCAAACGTGCTTGAGAGGGCCGAGAAGCCTGCACGGGGTGGCAACCAGTACCGAGGGGCCCCAGTCGAGACCCTGCGCGCGATGGTCGAGGAGGGCAAGACCCGCACCGACATCGCCAAGGAGCTTGGCCGCAGCGTCTACACCGTGGACTCGTGGCTGCGCCGGGCTCGCCGCATCGACCCGACCTTCCCAGGCACGATGACGAAGGGCGGGGCGCGACGCCCGGCTCGCAACCGGACCCCCTACCGAAGGGCTCCGAAGGGCGCCTGAGCCCCCTCTCCGAAGGGCCCCAGCCATCGCGGCTGGGGCCCTTTTGCGTGCCCTAGATCACGTCCCCGCCGTCCGTCCACATCCTGAGACAGGTGTCCGCATAGTGAGAAAGTGAGGGCGGTCACGGCGTTTTAAGCACGGTTGGAAGGGTAACTAATACTTATGTCAAAATGTGTATGCCAAGTTACAAGTTCCCCCGTACTCGGGCGTGTCGCACTACAACTTCCGCGTGTCGGGCCCCCTTACTGGGATTAATCAGTATGCCTGCATACTATTCCCAGATATGGGTGTGATGAATGTCTAACTTTTAAACCCCGATTCCGTGAACAAATTCACCAATTGGCTATTGAAATGGCCCCCCTGAAAGTGCTATCATGCGCGCCCGCGCGCGCCCACACACACTCGCGCCCCCGGGTCTCCTCCCCCTGACGGAGTCAGGGGGGGAGGAGACCCGAGGGGCGCTCGTGTTGTGTGGGTAGTGGAATATATGTGTATATATGAGCCAGGTCACACCTAGTGCCGAGCCCGTTTCCGCACCCGTTGCCGGTTCCGACCCGACCCCTCGCTCCGCTGCGCTCCGCTTCGGGGTCGGGTCCTTGAACCCCGGTCCGATCCGTGCCCGTCGCTAGCGCCGGGGAGCCTTCGCCCCTGCGGTGTCCGCGTGAAGGGCGCTGCGGCGCTGGGGCGCCGGTCGCCCACGCGTCCTCGCAGGTTCTTGGCTCCAGGCGGAGAGGCTTTCCTCGGGTCGCCGTGTTGAGGCTCGCTCCGCTTCGCTGCGCTCGGTCAACACGCCCGCCCCTCGGGCCTCTCTGCGACCTCGAGCGCCGACGGCGCCCCGTCGAGATCCTGCGAGCCGGGACCTGAAAGCCGTGCCGCCGCACCTTCGTGCCGGGGATAGGGCCGCACATGCCCCCCAGAGGCCGTGTAAGCGATTCTGAGGGACTTTTACCTCGCCTCCGCACTCCGGGAGGGGTCCGGCCCTGAAAGGCGCTCAGAATGGCTTAGAACGCTCCTGAGGGATTCCGGCGCCGGGCCGCCCCGAGCCACGCCCACGCACCTTCGTTCCGGGAGGGGCCGCGCCGCCACCACGAATGTGATGACACTCACCCGAGAAATGGCCGCGTCGATTTGCATCGGGCCCCCGGATGGTGTTTAATAGACCCATCACCGCCGAGGGAGCGAAACTCCCCGGATTGGCCGCCGCAAGCCGGCGGCGGAAGTCCCTTTCCGGATGAGGAACTAACCCAAGGCGGTAGAGATACCCAGTCAGCTGGGAGGCTTTGCGAGTACGCGATGGCCTGGACGGACGGGACTCAGACGGGACACGCCTCCCGGGGTCCTAAGCCAAGTCGACCACCGCTATAAGGCCCGCACGGCCTGGATAACTGGATTCCGCCAATCATCACCACCGGCGTCGGGAAAGGCCTTGTGTGTTCCCCGTAGCCCCCGGCTCGTAGTTAGGGGTGGGCCGCCAAACGAGTCTCCGAAGTCGGTGAGGGTGTAGGACCGTGGGTTGAAGGCCCCGAGGTTCGCCGAGAAGCAAGCACAGGTCAGTGCGAGGGGACGGGGACCGGAGGACAACCTGAAACGCGATCCGTGACGCAGTCGACAGGTCCCGGTACGCGGGGAGAAGCGGCTCTGCAAGGAGCGCCCCGCTGAAACGCTTCCTCGGGAAGGTCCCCGCTAGACGAGCCCTTCGAGTGTGCTGTCACCACCGGCAGACTCGATCCGGTGAGACTGGCCCGGGAAGTCCCCCGAGCGATGGGAACCGTCTCTACGGGACCGTCCGGCCTGTGGTGGGCCTGGCGGCGACGTACGCGGGAAACTGAGACCGGATTCACCCGGACGTCTAGTCAACGTCTCATGAGCCTTCGTAATGAATGGACTTCCAGCCGCGGGACGCGGCAACGCCGGCCGGTAACGGCCCCTGGAACCTCTTGAGGTTCCACTACCCTTCGAGTAGTGTATGCGGGGCATACACCCGACAAAGGAGATGACATGCCCCGCCCCAGCAAGGACAAGCTCGTTCCCTACGTGGACGACCGCCCAGACCTCGACCAGCGGTTCGCGCCGTTGGATGCCCCCACATCGATCGACTTCGGCCGGAAGCCGGGAAACCCTTCCAGTCCTCGAAAGTCGGTGACCTTCACGATGAGGGAGGCTACCTGGGAGAGAGTCGTTCGCCGGGCAGAGCGCCAGGGCCTGCAGCCTAGGATCGTCCTAGCACGCCTCATGGAGGCGTACGGGAATCGCGAGCTCGACCTCGCACCTCACCCCTCGGGAATCAAGGTGACTCCCCACCGGACCACCTTCACCAATCCAGACAACCCCTCGAACCGGTGACCGGCTGACTACCGGTCACCGGTTTCAGGGCATCTACCCGCCCGACACCTAGCACCCAGGACCCATGAGCACAACTGAGCAGCACAACGCGGCCGTCGTAGAGGCGGCCCTTGACGCGTACCGCAGGGGGCTGACGCCCCTGCCCATCCCACGACACTCCAAGAGCCCGACAATGGCCAGCTGGACTAAGCTCCGATGGCCGGACCCCACGACCGACACCGGGGAAGGTGAGGACGCCGTCCGTGCCGCCTTCGAGGAGTACACGGCCGGCGGCTCCACCAACCTCGGAGTCCTCCTCGGCGAGGCGTCGGGAGACCTCATCGACGTCGACCTGGACCACCCCGCCGCGGCGCGTCTGAAGTCGTACCTGCTGCCCCACACGGCAGCGGTCCACGGCCGCGAGACGTCCCGCAAGTCGCACTACTGGTACCGCGCCAAGCCGGGCACCCTGCCAGCTACGCGGCGCCTGCGCATCCCCGACAAGTCGGGCCGCGGCTCGGGCGTGTCGGTAGAGATCCGCGGTAACGGCGCACAGACCATCGTGCCGCCCTCGATCCACCCCGCCACGGCGGAGACCTATGAGTGGGAGGGTGAGCCGTGGGGCGGCGACGAGGGCCCCGCCGTCGTTGACGGCACCGAGCTCCTCGCGCAGGTGACCCTCCTCGGCCTGTGCGCCGTCCTCCTGGACGCCTGGCCCGGGCCCGGCCAGCGCCACGACGCCTACGTCGCGCTTGCTGGCGGTCTCCTTCGTTACGGGGACTCGCAGACCGTGCACCCGTTCTGGGAGCGCAACGCGGGCCTCGTCATCCGCATCCTCGCTCAGGCCACTCACGACGAGGACGGGCCCGAGCAGCGCGAGCGTGAGGCGATCTACACGACCAAGCGCCGCCTTCGTGAGGGCGGGGAGGCTGTAGGTTTCACCCGCCTGGCCGAGTACATCGGGGAAGAGAGCGTGAAGGTCCTCGAGCGCCTAGTGCGCGACGCGGAGGCGGTGGCCGGCTTCGTGCCGGACGTGGCCGGTGACGTGCCAGGATGGCAGCCGCCGTGGGCGAAGCAGTGGGACGGTCTGACCATCGAGCTCGATGAGGACGCCCCCGCCCCCGCCTTCGTTGACGGGGACGATTCCTCCGAACCGCGGTCCTTGGGGGCCATTCGCCCGGACAACAGGCAGCCGGTGGCCGGAGATGAGCCGTACGGGAAGGCTGGGGAGGCTGAGGAGGCCAGCCCGGACGATGACGTCGATGATGCTCGGGAGGACCTGGACCCCCCGGACCCCCTGGACGCTCGCCCCTCGTCCTGGAGCCCTGTCGACCTGGAGCCCTACCTGACCGGGAAGCTTAAGGTCCCGGCCCCGGAGGTCTGCCGCCGCAACGACGGCGCCTGCCTGATGTACCGAGGCCGCGTGAACATGCTCTTCGGTAGCAGCGAGTCGGCCAAGTCGTGGATCGCCATGGCGATCTGCCTTCAGGAGATTGAGGCCGGCGGCCGGGCCCTGTATCTCGACTTCGAGGATGAGCCGGTCCAGACGCTTAACCGCCTCCGCCTGCTGGGCGCCGTGGACGACGACCTTCGGGCTCAGTTCTCCTACATCCGCCCCGAGGGGCCGCTGGCCGATATGCAGCGCAACAAGTGGGGTAAGGACCAGCCCACGAAGAGCGGAGAGTTCGCCCAGGACCAGTTCGACATGGCGCTTCAGACCCTCGACCCGGACATCATCGTGGCCGACGGTATGACCGCCCTCTACGGCCTGCACGGCCTGGACGCGAACGACGCCGTTAGCACTGACGTCATCACGTCTTGGCTGAAGCGTCTGACCCGTAACGGGCGCTCGACCGTCATCATCATCGATCACCAGGCCAAGAGCGCCGAGAAGGGATCCATGCCCATCGGCTCGCAGCACAAGGTCGCCATGGTCCAGGGCACCCTGCTTCAGGTGTGGCCGATCAAGCAGCCCATGCCTGGCGACGTCGGTGAGATGGAGCTCGTCGTACTGAAGGACAGGCCCGGCCAGGTCCGCGCCCATTCCCAGAAGACCGGCGGGCGCGGCAAGGCGCAGGTGGCCGGAGTGGTCACTCTCGACAGCCGCACCGAGGGGCGCTCGTCCCTCGTCATCACACCCCCTCGTCGCACCCCTTCCGGAGGCGGCGGCGGGCTGAGAGCAGACGGCGAGGACGTGAACGATGCCGAGAGGCGGGTTGAGCTGGACTTCACCGACATGTCCAAGGTGATGGAGAAGATGGCTCAGCGGCAGGACGACGAGGACACGGTCATCGGGGCGTTCAAGGGCGAGATAGGCGCCGAGCTGAGCTCGCGAGCCCTGTACGACCTAGTGGACGCTGACCTCCCGAGGAGCAGAACCAAGTCGGCCCTGGGCCGCCTTATCTCGCGAGGTTGGATCATGGCCGTAAGAGGCCGGGGAGGCAACCAGTACACGCTGGCCGCTGTGGGCGAGGACGGTACCGAGGAGCGGGACCTAGATGCCGCCGAGAACGGGAAGGAGAGTGAGGACGCCGGTGCGTGACTTCTACAAGCTGCCCCTCCTGACGCCGGAGGAGGCGTTCGAGAGGGCTTGGGATGATCATCGTGAGCGCCCGCTCTTCGATCTCGGCTATCGGGTGCGCAACCCTGCCGCCTGGAAGACCATCGAGTCGCTGCTGCGGCAGTATGACGTGCGGACGATCGCCATAGCGTCCTTCGGCCTGAAGAGCCCGGATGACGCCCTTGACGTTCTCTCCATGCTGTCGGACCGCGGGTGGCTGGTAGGGCAGACATCGGCAAATGTTTACGTCGGCGGTGAGCGCAGAACCATCCAGGCCTTCAAGGCCGAGCATCTCGGAGACTAGCCAGTAAATCGGCCACATTCCAACGGAATCTACCCCAGTGACTCAAGTCACTGGGGTAGACCTTTACCGGGGCTTGCATTGTGGCATACGCGCTGCGTAGTCTTGAGCCATCAAAGGAACGACCGCTGCGGCGGGAAGGAGAACTGAAATGGCACGCAAAGGCTCCATGCGAGCGCAGCGCAAGCGCTGGGCGCAATGGGAGGCGTACCGCAACGATATGTACGTGACCTACGAGAAGGCCCTCGCCCGCGCCTACCGGGAGTACGACCTCACCGGCGTCCTGGAGGACCCGCGGACCGGAGACCGGTACTGCCCTTCCTGCGAGAAGCCCGAGCAGTACTGCGACTGCGGGACCGCAGCCTGAGACCGATACCTGCCCATAACTGACACCTATCAATCCGCACCACCCAGAAGGAGAAACCGTGAGCCCTAAGGCCGGAACCTACTCCCTGACCTCGCCCAACGCCGTCCACGCTAACCACGCCCTGAACCACGCCTACTGGGCCGTAGGCGCCACCCTCTTCGTCATGGTCCTTCACACCTGGATCCCGTCCGGTGAGCTCCTCGACCTTCTCTGGGGTGCCTGGGTGCTGTTCGAGTTCTCGCAGATCGTCCGCTACGGAATCAAGGCCATCAAGGCCGGCATACGGGACCGCAGGGTCCTGACCTTCTCGATCCGTGAGGGTGCTCTCGTCTCGATCCCGGAGGACGCGGCCCAGTGAGAACGGTTCTGAAAGTTCTGGCATCAATCATCAAGACCTATAGAAGGAGGAGGACGCAGTGAGCCGGCACATCGTCAGCGCTGAGGAGATCATGCGCCGCGTGAAGGCGTCCCCTACCGGGGACGTCCGGGACGCCGACATCGCGGCCGTCAAGGGCAAGAAGCCCATCTCGTACGTCCCCAGCCGGCGTGTCGGCCGCGAGAGGACCAAGGCCGAGCTCGTCGGCGAGTACATCCGCTACCTGACCGACATCCACGATCGCCGCCAGGACCTGCTGAGGATCTCGGAGGAGAAGCGACAGGCGCACATCCTCGCCGAGGCTGAGAAGGCTGCGGCCCAGCATCTGGAGGAGGGCTCATGAGCTCGGAAACGTCTCTACTTGCGAGCGCCTTGGACGACTACGAGACGATGCAGGGCATCGGCGATCAGATCAAGATCCGGCGTCTCGGCGATATCTGCTGCCAGAGCGAGTACGTCCTGCACTGCTCGCGGTGGTGGCTGGTGCGCGAGGCAGCAGACTCCTCGGAGGGTCTGGAGGCTTTCATCTTGGAGATCGCGGGGCCCCGGGATCCTAAGAATCCGGAGACTGACATCCTCACCGGTCGGGCGGATGACCTTGTCATCTACGCCGGGGCCGGCGCCGGGCTTCAGTTCCAGAGCGGAGTTCTACAGGGCGTGCTGTGGCCCGACTCGGACCTCATCTACGTAAGGAGCGCCCGTCGTAGGTCTATGTGGAGCGGAATCGATGAAATGGTCTCCGGGCTGTTCTCTCGACGGTACGACAGCGACGGGGATGCGTACTACGCCCCGGTCGACCCAGAGTCCCAGCCCAAGGTTCAGGCGCACTGGATCCTCGACCCCGAGTACGACCTGATCTTGGATTGGGAGCTGGTGGACGTGTCGAGGCTTCTGGAGGAGCTCGGAGGAGACGGGCGCGGTTAAGAACGATACTCATTTAGCACCATCAAAAGACTTAGAGACAGAAGCATAGGAGAGAGGAAATCTCATGAGCAGCTCCGAGTACGTATCCGACAGTCAGCTGATTGCCCTGAGCAAAAGCATCTTCCTGAGGCGCGGGAGCGATATCGTCGCCGACGCGATCATCTACCACGGTGACTGCTGGTGGAAGGTCCTCGGGAACGGGGCCACGGCGGAGAGCGAGATCCTGTACGTCGAGAAGGCCGGCAGCACCGAGTACGACGTCGAGGAGGTAAAGATCCCCATCGACGACGCCAAGACGTACCTGACCGTCCTGGAGGGCTCTCCGCTCCAGTTCCGCGGCGGGGACCTCATCCCAACCGAGTGGCCCGACAAGGACCTGATCTACGTGGACAAGGCGCTCCGCAAGGCCGTGTCGAAGCGGGACGGCGTCTTCGAGGAGGACGAGGTTCACGGGCTGTTCTCTCGACGGTACGACGCCAATGGAGACTGCTCCTACGCGCCGGTCGAGCCCGAGGACCAGGGCATCGACAGGAACTGGCTGCTGGTGGAGCACCTGGACCTCATCCTGGAGTGGCGACCGGTGAATATCGCCTCGGTCCTGAGCGAGGCGGTCTGAGTGACGGCGTTCCAGTTCGGAGGGCCGCCGCGCTTCGCCCACCAGAAGCGCGGGCTGGCGAAGCTCATCGCCTGCGACGGCGTCGGTGCTCTCCTCATGGAGCCTGGCACCGGGAAGACCGCGGTCACGCTGGACTACTGCTCACTGCTGGCGCTGTCCTCGCCCCGGCGCGAGGCCCGTGTTCTCGTGATCGGCCCGCTCGCCGCCGTCGACCAGTGGGCACTACAGGCGCCGAAGTGGGTCGGCCCTCAGGTCAACGTCTGGGCCGAGGCCCTCGGTGGCTCGGTCATGCAGCGCGTCGAGGCCCTCCAGTCCCGCGGAGGCAAGATGCCCAGGAAGATCACCGGCGGCAAGGGTCGCGGGGCCAGTGACAGCGTCCGCGCACTCCACGCCAATCGGGCCTGGGCGCTGGCCGCTCGGCGAGACGGCGTCGAGCTGGACCGTGAGGTGGCGGCCAAGGCCGGCCCGGACGTGCTTGGCGACGCCAAGCCCCGCCTGGTGATTGAGGCGATCAACCTGGACACGCTCTCCCAGCGCCGCCAGGTCGGGTCCAAGACGATGGCCGACGTCGTGCTGGGCGCCGTCATGGACTTCGACCCCGACCTCGTAGTGATCGACGAGATGCACAAGATCAAGTCGGTCGCCTCCAACGCGTCCCGCCTGGCGGGACGGATCGGCTCACGGGTTGAACGCCGGATCGGCCTGACAGGGACTGTCATTCCCCACAGCCCGCTCGACGTCTACGGCCAGTGGAGGTTCCTCGACCCGAAGGCCTTCGGCCGGGTGCAGCCGAACGGTGAGCGCCGCGTGGCGACTTTCAAGCACTTCAAGGAGGACTACGCCGAGATGGGCGGGTACATGGGGCACGAGGTCGTCGGCTTCAAGAATCTAGACCGCCTGGAGGAGATCATGGGCGAGCGCTCATCGGTCGCCATCAAGGAGGAGTGCCTGGACCTGCCCGACGCCGTCGACACCGTCCTCCCCGTCGCACTGAGCCCTAAGGAGCTGAAGGCCTACGAGGACATGCGCACCAGGCTTCAGGTCGAGTTCCGCGAGGAGGACGACGTCCGGGAGTCCGTCGACGGCGGGGACGCCGCTACCGCAGCCAGCCGGCTGGTCCGCATGACCCGCCTTCGTCAGATCACGGCAGGCCACCTGCCGGACGACGAGGGCCAGGTCCGCGAGATCGGAAGGTCCAAGGCGAAGACCATCGCCTCCCTGATCCACGACACGCTGGAGGACGAGCAGCGCATCGTCGTCTTCGGCAGCTTCACTCACGAGCTGAAGGCCCTGGAGGAGGAGATCGCCGACAAGCGGACCACGGTCCTGAGGATCGACGGCTCCACGAAGCCTGAGGACCGCCTTGCCATGCGGCAGCGTTTTGGATCGGACGACCCGGCTCGGCTCGTCATCGTCGCCCAGATCAAGACCCTCTCGGTCGCGGTGAACGAGCTGGTCACGGCCCAGAACGCCATCTTCGCCTCGCTGCCGTGGCAGCGGGACGACATCGTGCAGGCCCGCGACCGACTCAACCGCCTCGGCCAGAAGAGCGCGACCACGTTCTGGTACGCGCTTGCACCTGGCACCGTGGACGACCTAGTCTTCCAGGCCTATCAGGACCGAACGGACCTGGAGAAAACCCTTATGGACCACATCTACAACGATAGGTAAGACCAGTGAGTACCTCCCGACGTCCCGAGGAGGACGTCATCACGGCCGAGAAGGCCACATACTCCTCACTCACTCTGCACCGCCGCTGCCCTCAGGCGTGGAAGTATCGCTACATCGACGGCCTGCGTCGCGCCCGGTCCGAGGTCACGCCGGCCCTGGACTTCGGGTCGTGGTTCCACGCCACGCGTGCTGCCGACCGCCTGGCCAAGGGCCGTGCCGAGGGGACCTTGAAGGTCGAGCTCGAGTCGATTCAGACCACGGATACCGGACCGACTTTCCCCGGCACAGTCTCACCGGATGAGATCATCTCAGCCTCTCAGGACTACTGGGACCGGCTCGGGGAGGCGGCTCGGGAGACCTGGCTGGAGTGGCTGGGTCAGCCCCTGCCCCAGCGCCTCGCCCACGTCTACGCCGAGTGGTGCGAGCGCTGGGCCGAGGACTCCGCGAACGAGGCCGTCATCGCCGTCGAGCAGCGCTGGGAGCGGGAGATCCCCGGCACCGGCGTCACGCTATGGGGCTACGCGGACGAGGTCTACCAGGACCGTAAGCGCGGCATCGTCGTGGTGCGGGACTGCAAGACGTCCGGCACGCTCGGCCAGGTCACGAGCCTGGACGAGATGATGGACAGCCAGGTCCAGCTCTATGCGTGGGGCCTCGGTCCCCTGTGCGACGAGTGGGACGTGCCCCGCCCCCGCGCCGTCGCCTTCGACCGAGTGAGGTCCAGGGCGCCGAAGACACCCAAGATCACGAAGGCCGGCAAGCTCTCGGCGTCGGTCAAGGACTACGACCTGAGGACGTACCTGGAGTGGTGCGCCGACGGCATCCCCTTCGAGGGGATGAAGAAAGACGGCAGCGCCGCGGGAGTCTACACGGCCGAGGAGGCCGAGATCGAGCGGCTTGCCTCGCAGCAGGTGGTCTCGCAGTGGCTTGCCCGCCACCTGACTCCAGTCAGCCCGTACCTCGTTCGCTCGCACCTCCAGGCTGCGGCCGACACGTGCTCGGACATCTCCCGGACGCGGGTCCGTGCAGACCGCCGCGGGGAGGCGCCGCGTAACTTCGGGAAGGCCGCTTGCCAGTTCTGCGAGTTCGCCGACCTGTGCCGCGCTCAGATGGTCGGCGGATCGGGCGGCGAGTACGCACCGGAGGAGTACGGGCTCCGCTACCGTGACCCGTCTAACAGCGGCAGGTAGCCTTCTAGGCTTGCACTGCCCGCCGGCATACACCTACAGTTAAGTCATCCACCCAATAGCGGAAGGAAATTCAATGACCAGTTTCGCCGGCGTCAACATCGTTGACGTTGAGGAGGAGGCGGCCGACTATGGTCGGTGGCTGATCCTCGGGGCACCCGGTTCTGGAAAATCGAGCCTGGCCTCGACCGTCGCCACGATGGGCAAGACATTGTTCATCGACCTGCCCGGTGAGAAGGGCACCCAGAGCTTCAAGAACGCGCCCTACGCTAAGAACATCGACGTGGTCCGGCCGGAGAGCGTCACAGCCCTGGACGACATCTTCTGGAGCCTGGACAAGGGCGGGCACGGTTACAAGGCCGTCATCATCGACAGCCTCACCGCCCTCCAGAAGATGACGATGCGCTACCTCACCGGTTTCTCGGAGACGGCGGTGCGTGAGATCAAGCAGGGCACCGCCCCGGCCGACCAGCGCACGTGGGGCCAGGCCCTCGACATCATGACCGACACGGCCGTCTTTTGGTACGGCCTGGCCGACGGCAACCGCCCCGAGCCGATGCACGTCGTCATGACGGCCCAGGTCAAGATGGTCGAGGACGAGATCAACGGCGGCGTACGCCGCTCCCCCGACGTCCAGCGCGGCGCCCAGTCGATCATCCGCGCCACGCCGAACTACATCATCTACGCCGACGTCGAGGAGGACCTTGACAACCCCGGCCGCGACGACGGCCCCTCGTTGAAGCACATCGTGCGCTTCGGCACCGACCCGGAGTACGGGACCAAGGCCCGCATCCCCTACAACTTGCGGGGTAAGATCCCGCCCGTCCTCGGGCGCGACCACCCCGTGACTCTGGAGAAGCTCTCCCGCTTCCTCGGAGTGGGCGGAGTCCCGGAGCGCAAGCCCGCCGCCAGCAAGTCGGCCAAGGTCGACAACTGACCCAGTAACCCAACCTCACAGGAGAAACACCCATGGCTCTGACCTTCGACTTCACCAACTACAAGGACACCTCCACCGCCCACGTCGCCCCCGGCACCTACCACGCCGAGGTCTCCGACTTTGAAGAGACGACCTCCAAGGCCGGCAACACGATGTTCGTCATCTACCTGGAGATCACGGAGGGCCCGCACGCCGGGCAGCAGATCATCGATCGCCTCCCGCAGACGGAGAAGGCCATGTTCCGCTCGGCCGCGTTCCTCCAGGCTCTCGGAGTCAAGATCGCCAAGAAGAAGATCGCCCTGAACCCGCGCAGCCTGGTCGGCCGCCCGGTCGACATCGTCGTGGAGGATGGCGAGCCCTACAACGGCCGCGTCAAGTCCGAGGTGCGCGAGTACCTCCGCGCCGCCAAGCCGGCCAAGGCTGAGCCCGAGACCGACCCCCTGGCCGGCGAGGACGAGACCGAGGAGGCCTCTCCGGTCGCCGAGGAGCCCGCTAAGGCCGCGCCGGCCGAGGAGGACGCCGTCGAGCTCGACGTGGACGCTCTGGACATCGACGACCTGGACCTCTGAGTCCTTAAGCACGGCGGCCCCGCTACGGCGGGGCCGCCCCATATCTGAGAAAGGAGTGACATGGCTAGCAAGGAGAGCGGCGTCGTGGACGCCATCCGGCGCCGCATCGCTCAGGTCTGGCCGTCCTCGGTCACCTGGAAGATGCACGGCTCGGTCTACATGGAGGCCGGCATCCCTGACGTGCTGTGCTGCGTCGAGGGTCGCTTGATCTTCCTGGAGGTCAAGCACCAGAAGCCGGGCGAGTCGCGCGGCCACGCGCTGGCCCGCACATCGGTAGAGCAGGTACGCCAGATTCGCCGGGTGCGCGCCGCCGGTGGGGCCGCCTGCACCGTCCTGGACGCCGACGAGGCCGAGTGGGCTGTGCGTGAGGCCCTGACCGGCTCCACCCTGTCGAGCATGTACCCCGTCGTCGGGGCCGGAGGTGATCTCAGTGGCGAGGGCTAGGATGACGGCGACCGAGTTCGACTTCGTGCGCCAGCTGGAGTGGGAGAAGATGACTCCGGCCCAGCTGAAGTCCGCTCGCGAGACCTGGAGGACCGGCGCCGTCTACCAGGACGAGGTGAACCCGCGGGTCTGGTGGGTCCGTTCCTACTCGGCCCGGAACTCCGGGGAGGTCCGGGACGGGTCTGGCAAGAAGTTCCACCACGTGGTTCTTAAGTCGGATCACGGGTACCCGAGGTTCACGTGCACCTGCAAGCACGGGCAGAACTCGCGCTGGGCCTCGTGCTGGCACGCCAAGACCGTGGCCCGCATCTACAGGATCATGGTCGACCAGAGGAAGCAGCAGGAGAAGGAGGATCTGCTCCGTGAGTACCGCAGCAAGAGAGGTAATTGATGATATCCCGGAGCAGCCTGAGCGCGGGTTGGCCGACGCCGGAGACTCCCTCATGGTCGCCGGAGACACCATCCTCTCAATCACGGCCGCCTGCGCCGGTATCCGTATCAGGATGGTCCGCGAGCAGGGCTGGAGCCCAGAGTTCGCCGAGCAGTTCGCCCAGGACCTTGCCCGCGCCCTCGTGAACCAGTCCCTGGCCCCGGCCCAGGACTGGCACTCAGCGCTGGAGGGGCTGTGACTACCGCGAAGCCGCCGGCGCCCCGCAAGCCTGCCCCTCTGGACTACACCCGACCGATCTGGAAGCGTCAGGACGGCGAGACCGAGGCCGCCTACGCGTCGTTCAAGATCTATCGGGACATGGAGCGCCGTCGGGTGCGGGACGCGCCCAATGGGAACTCCTACTCGGCCCGGTGGTCATGGAAGGAGCGCGTCGAGGCGTGGGACAAGCACATGGCCGACAACGAGGCCAACGAGCTCGTCCGCTACCGGATCGCCATGGGGGACCGCCACCGGGCCCTCGGCCGCAAGGCGCTGGAGAAGGCCGAGATGTGGCTCGACAGCCTCACCAAGGACCGGATCGCCAGGATGAGCGCGAACGGCATCGTCCAGATGATGGACGTCGCGGCGCGAATCGAGCGGGAGGCGGCCGGCGCCGGGGCCGAGTCGGCCAAGGTGCAGATCGAGGTCTCCTCGAACCTGGCCGAGATGACGGCGTCGGCCACGACGTCGAGGATCGAGCAGCTGGTCGCTGAGGTCGAGCGTCGCAAGCGTGAGCAAGGCCTCATAGACGTCGGCCCGGCGGACGTTGAGGTGATAGATCCCGAGCAGTAGAGTGGGCTCGGGACATTGGGGCAGAATACCGCCACCCTCGGCATGGGGTGGCGGTATTCTGTATCTATATGAAAGTCCGCCTCAGCGATAGGAGACACCTATGCCCCGCGTGAAGAAACCGATGGAGCCGTGGGAGATGACTCCGGCCCAGCTGGAGGAGGAGTTGGAGGCCCTCATCAAGCGCCAGGCGTGGCTGGAGAACCAGCCGAAGTGCGCCCGCCCGTCGTGCGACGGCAAGCCTCACGCCGGGGCGCCGTACCCCCATGACCCGACCTACCGCCAGGCCTCCAGCCCAGTGGAGAGCGCGCAGCAGCTCGATGAGGCCTATGCCGGCCGGCCCCACATCCAGTACCTCTCCGACCGCCTGACTGAGGCCGTGCGCGCCGTCGAGGCCGGCGAGAATCGCTACATGACGATCTCCATGCCGCCGCGCATGGGCAAGTCCACGCTGACCTCGATCAACCTGCCGATCTGGCTGCTGCGTCAGCATCCGGACTGGAAGATCGGCCTCATCTCCCACTCGCCGCAGCTCGCCACGGCTTGGGGCCGCCAGGTCCGGCGCTTCGTCGAGGAGGACGGCGAGAAGTGGGGACTCAAGATCGCGTCCGACGCCGGCGCCGTGAGCGAGTGGCAGACGACTCGTGGCGGCGGAATCGTGTCTAGGTCGGCACCCGGCCAGTCGATCACGGGTCTCGGCTTCAAGGTCATGCTGATGGACGACGTCGTGAAGGACTTCGCCGACGCTCACAGTGAGTCCAAGCGTGAGGCCATCTGGGACTGGTGGCAGGCCAACGCCGTGACGCGTCTGGAGCCGCCGTTCCTCTGCATCGCTATCGCCACCCGCTGGCACGAGGACGACTTCATTGGCCGCCTCCTGAACCCGGCCAAGAACCCCGACGCCGATAAGTGGGAGAACGTGATCTTCCCGGCCATCGCCGAGGAGGACGACCCGCTCGGGCGAGAGCCGGGCGACCCGCTCTACAGCCCCCTCGTCGAGGAGACTCGTGAGGAGGCGCTGGAGCGCTGGGACTCCCTGAAGCGCTCGGTCGGCTCGTACATGTGGGAGGCCTTGTACCAGCAGCACCCAACTCCGGCGGACGGATCGATCTTCAACCTCGGCTGGCTGCGGTTCTGGACGACCGACCCGTCCAAGGTCAAGGACGGCGACGACTCGGTCATCCTCCTGCCCCGCGAGCGGTTGGAGCGCGGTCAGTGGCTCGACTCGTGGGACCTCACCTTCAAGGGCAGCTCGACGTCGGACTACGCCGTCGGCCAGCGCTGGTGTAGGCAAGGTCCCGACCGGTTCCTGATCGCACAGCAGCGCGGCCAGTGGTCCTTCACCCAGACGCTGGAGAAGATGCTGCGCTGGTGCAATGCCGGTGACCTAGATGACAAGGCCTCCCCAGGAGGGTCGTCCGTTCATCAGCGCCTCGTGGAGGACGCCGCCAACGGTACGGCGGCCATCGACGTGCTGCGCAAGAAAGTCGCCGGCATCAAGCCGGTCAAGCCCCGCTCGTCCAAGGAGGTCCGGGCACGCGCCGTGACGCCGGAGATCGAGTCCGGCAACGTCTATCTGCCTCACCCCTCCGACCCTGGCAACGGCTGGGTGAACGAGCTCATCTCCGAGATGCGGGCGTTCCCGTCGGGCCGCCACGACGACCAGGTGGATGCGCTGAGCATGGGGCTGCTCGGCCTACGTGACGCGGGGCAGGCATCCCTGTTCGTCCCGCGGGGGACGATCCGGCGCGCTGTGAGCGGTCTCTCACTGGCTGGCACGGTTCCGCGGTTCTGACGGCTTGCATCTCCTGAGGGGTGGACGTATGATTACATACGTCCACCCCAGTTACGTTAGGAGATCAAATGAATCGGCATGAACTGATCACCCGTGCCCGGATGGTCCAGGTGTGGGAGGAGGGGTGCGGGAGCTTCCCCTCGGAGCGGACTTCCTGGCCGAAGTCCGGGCCGGACTATCACCTCTCCTGGATGCTGCACCATGCCTCCCGGCTCATTGACCGGAATGCCGTAGAGCCGGAGATTGTACGGGGGTGGTTGTGGAAGATATCTAACGCCGCCTCCCGATTGCTGCCTGAGGGCTCCGACGTCCCCGTCCTCGCCCTGGAGGAGTACTCCCGAGCCGCGCGGAAGCACCCCGGCATGACTCTGGAGTGCGACGGCCACACCGACGCCACGCGCCTGTTCGCCCTCGTGGAGGAGATCGGTGAGGTCGCGGCGTGCCTGACCTACGACAACGACGCCGAGACCGGCCATGGGTCGGACCTAGAGTCCGAGGTGATCCAGGTCATCGCCCTGGCCCTGGCCTGGGCTACCCGCTACCTGGACGACTGAACCTATAGGAGATATCTATGACATCCATCAACGACGTTGCAGACCTGCCCAAGCTCCTGGAGGCGTGGGCCAGCGGCAAGGGATACCGAGAGTCCTTCGGGATCGACGCCGAGCGCTCGATGGCCGAGGACCTGCGCAAGCTGCTCTCTCTGACCGTCCAGCAGGCGAAGGCCCTGGAGGACTCTCAGGAGCGTGCCAACGCCTTGGAGCAACGCCTCCCGACCTCTCAGACCGACGACCTGGAGCCTGAGTTCAGGGTTGAGTCTATGCCCGCCGATCCTCTAGAAGAGGCTGCACGACTCGACCGCAAGGCTCGTCGGGACGCTAAGCTCGCTCGCGCCGCCCTTCAGCAGGAGGTCCTGGCCGCCTACTCACGCGGCGTGTCGAAGTCGGCTCTGAGCACGGTCTCCGGCATGACCCGGCAGACCGTGGACAAGGTCCTCGGCCAGTGGAAGCGCAAGCCGCCGAAGATCGACGACGGTGAGACGCCTATAACACTGATCTGATCTCTGCGGGCTTGCTCTGGGACGTATGACGGCATACACTTAGGGCAAGCCCGCACCGGCAACTACCTAGCGAGGAAACATGAGCACCGAGACCTCACCGACCAAGACAACCTGGACCCGCGTCTTCCAGCACCCTCAGGCGCGAATCAAGCCGCTCGATGCGGGCACCCTGCACGAGGCCAAGACGTGCCTCGTCTACGAGGACGGCTCCGCCGTCGCCCAGCTGAAGCGTTGCGGGCAGCGCTGCTGGGGCGTCTACCCGACAGGCATGACGATCCCCGTTGCGTTCGGAGCCTCCGCCCTGGAGGCCGTGACGGCGTGGATGAGCGCCCGGGATGGGGGCGAGCGATGAGCGCCCCGTCCAGTATCCTAGAGAAGCTGCGGGACTACGAGTACGAGAAGAACGGTTGTGGGGGAGCGGTCGGCGACATTTACGCCCTCATCCACCGCATCGCCGACCCTGAGGAGGAGATCGAGGACCTGAGAGTCGAGGCTCGCGAGTCAGGCGTCTGGCGGGGCCGCTACTACGCACTTCTGAAGGAGTGCGAGTCCTCCCGACCGCCTAGTCAGGAGGTGGCCAGGTGACCTCCTCACTGCTGGCCACGACCGTGGCCCTTACCGCCGGCCTACAAATCTTCGCGCTCGGAGAGCACGTCCGGAAGCGCCGAGAGCGACGCCCACGCAGCCGCCGCGCAGCATTCACCCGAAAGGACGCGCTATGAGTAAATACGTATTTTTCGACCGCCGGGCTAAAGACGCCGACGCCCTAAAGGCCGCCTATCGCGGAGCCCTGGTCGAGGGTGGGGGCAGCATCCTCCTGGAGGGCGGGGCCTTCGTCATCGACCGGAAGGACTTTCCGAACCTGAATCCATCCGTTGAGCTATACCTCGGGGACGGCGCCTGGCTGGAGGTCCGGGACGGGCTCACTCCCAACGTCCATCTCACGCTCCCTGAGGAGTACGTTGAGGCCCTGGACAAGGACCCCATCGGACCAGAGCAGTCTCGCCGCCTCTACTGGTCCGCGCCCATCCCTCCGCACGGCCTGGACGACCCGACCCAGAATCCCTACGGCTACGGTGACGTCACTCTGTACGTCCCGGAGAGCCTGGAGCCCTCCTACCGCGGGAAGGGGTTCTCTGAGTGGGGCACGCCTAGCCGCCGCTACCTGGAGATCTGGGAGGGCTACGAGCCCGCCCAGGGCGCGGATGCGGAGGGGCCGGCTGGGGAGTCCGAGGCCGTCGAGTCCCCGAATCACTACACATGGCTCGGGCAGTCGCTCGCCGCGCTCGGCCTGAGCGACGCGGCCAACGTCGAGTCGTGGGACGTGCTCGACGCGGCCTTCCCCTCGGACCCACTGCTGTGGAACTGCGGCAAGTACCTACTGAGGCAGGGCCGCAAGGGAGGCGAGGAGAAGCGTCTTGAGGATCTGCGCAAGGCTCGCCAGTACCTAGACCGACAGATCACTCGGCTGAGTCGGGGAGGTGAGTAGGCAATGCCCGAGGTCATCCCGGTTGGAGCCTCCGGAAAGATCGACGTGATCGATGCGGGAGACCTGCGGGCCGGCATGGTCTTGCTCGACTCTACGTATCTCACCTACAACACCATCTCTGAGATTCGGCGCATCTACAAGGACGGCGGGCGGGGAGGCCACTATGAGTACCGCCTGAAGGGCGAGAGCAGGTTTCTGCCTCCGAGCATCCTCCCTCTCGGATGTGCCGTGGTGGTGGTGACAGAGCTCACTGGAATGCAGTGATAGTCGGGATAGCGCCGTCCTTAGGGGCGGCGCTAGCCTTATCTTGTAACCAGCCAACCGATCCACTCACAAAAAGGAACATGATATGGGCTACACCGAGATCGCCCGGGCACGGGCAACCGCTGAGACCCTCGCCGGAAAGATGGACCGGATCGCCGCCGAGCTGCTGGACGTCCTGCGCGACGTCCTCGGCCCCGAGCGGCGCCTGCCGAGGCCGCGAGCCGCCTACGCCCGCTACGGGGACCACTCCGTCACCGTGCGTGACGGCGAGAACGGCCGCGTCGAGGTGACCGCGCACCTGACCGGCTCCGGCACCGTGCGGGAGTACTCGGCCCGCCTCACTCACGGCGACAGTGACAGCCGGCCGTGGGCCGCCGTCGGGCCGCTCCGCATGGACTGCTCGGAGGATCCCGAGGAGCACCCCACCCTCACCTACGTCCTCCCCCTCGTCGTTCGCCTGGAGGTGGGGGCGGGGCGCCTGGAGGACGCTCGGAAGGCCCTCGAGGCCGTCGGCCACGCTGTCGAGGAGTGCGGCCCCAACATCGTCCTGCGCGAGCCATGCGCGTGGGGGACGCGGAACGTAGCCACCGTCGAGCTCGACCCGGACAACGGCTTGCTACGCGTCCACGGCCAGGGCGCTGAGCGGGTGCGGGAGATCCTGTACCAGGCCAAGATCTTCTAAAGTGACGCACGTCACTGAATACGCCCCGCTAGCGGCTTGCTGGCGGGGCGTATGCGTGCATACGCTAGAGCCATGAGAACGAACCGCCCCGCCCGCCAGACCGCCCGCCCCGCCCACCGCGCACCCCGCCCCACCCTTGCCTCGATGTTCGTAGCCGCCACCGCAGCGGCGGCCATCGCCATCCTCGTTACCGTCGCCGTGGTCGCCCTGGCCTGCTACCTGGCCGGCACCTCGTCAGCCACCGCCCTCCGAGGCGGCCACTCCTCGCAGGCCTCGACCGTCTCGGCCTCCCCGCTGATCGCCCCTACTGCCGGTCGAGGGGCGGACTCCGCCACCTGCAGGCACGCTCCGCGCTCGCCCCGCTGCATGCGGGAGGGAGGCACCGCCGCCGTCGTGCGCGACCACGGTGTGGCCCGCCCGGCCGATGGCGGCGACGACCAGACCGTCCTGCTGGGCGGGGAGGACGTCCGGCCGGCCGAGGTGCCCAGCCGCGTGCCCGGCCGCGGCGGGTGGGTGAGCGAGCTCGGCCCGTCGCGGGCCTGACCTGCAAAGACGCCCCGATTCGGACGAGGACTTGCACCCAGATCGTATGCCGGCATACGCTGTAGCCATGATCGATTCACGCACCGCCCAGCAGCCCACCGACCACCCCACCGCCCAGGAGCCCACTGTGACCCAGACCACTACCCCCACCGCCCCCACCGCCGACCAGCTGACCGACCAGATGAAAGTGATCGCCGCCACCGCCTCCGCCACCCTCGACCTGACCCGGGTCGATGAGTGGCGCACCGGCCGAATCGGCCTCATCAAGGAGCACAGCCCGCTCCAGGCCCGCATGAGGGTCGAGGACGGCCAGGTCGTGGCCCGCCTGACCGGCCGCGAGCGCGGCGGCCTCGAGGTGGCCGGGGGCATGGCCGATGTGCTGGACGCCCTCGCGCAGCACTTCGAGGCGCCCCTGCCCTCCTGACCGGGCGGCCGCCGGGAGGCGGCTTGCAGCAGGCCCCGCTCACCTGAGGAGGTGGGCGGGGCCGTTTCATGCCCGTGAAGGGGTCTAGGAGCCTGACTGACGGACTTTCAGGGCCGGGCAGGGCCGTCATACGGGTGGGGAGGTTCTAGGCCGTCAGAGAGGCTCTCACGGCCTCACAGGCGGCGGTCCCTCCGTAGGAGGGACGCGAGGTGCAGGGCAGCGGCCGCCCCGCTCGGGAGAGGCGGCCGAGCGGGGCGCGGCCTCTGAGGCCGCCAGAGCCCCTGAGACGGCCGAACGCCCCGGTACCTAGGTGCAGGTACCGGGGCGCGGGTGCTAGGCCGTCTCAGGGGCTTACAGGGCCGTGGAGAGGCGCTGCAGGGCGAGCCGGGCCGAGGGGGCGTGGGCCGCGGCCAGCGCGTAGCGGTCCTGCCAGCGGGTGAGCTGGTGCGGGTGCACGGCCCGAAGGGGGCTGTCCGGGGCCGGGCGCCGCCCGGCCGGGACGTCGTCCCAGGAGATCGGGACCGCGAACCACGTCCGTACGGACAGGCCGCCGTCGGCCAGCAGCTCCTCGGGGATCCCGTCGAGGGCGTGAGGGTCCTCTCGACGGACCGTGGACGCGGGGGCGGCGGCCCAGGCCGGGACCTGCTCGATCCGGGCGATGGAGTGGCCGCCGATCTCGCCCCACGTCCGGACCCGCCCCTCGCCCTGGACTTTGTAGGCGGGGGACGGGGAGGCCACGACGCTGACCGGCTGCCCGGCCAGAGGGTGCGGAGAGCCGTTAGGCAGGGTGGCCGGGTGCAGGGCCGGCTCGTCGTCGAAGGCGTGGTCGATGACTCGGTAGGTGGTTCGAGGGCTGTCGGTCTGGCTGAGGGAGTAGCGGTTGCTCATGGGTAGCAGTATGCACGCATACGCCGTCAGCTGCAAGCCGTCGAGGCGGGTCTGAGGGAGCTTGGGCCGGCTGCGCGAACCTGGGAGAAACCTGGGAACGTAGTGTGGCGCCAGCCACAGGTCCTTATTGTATCTATGGCTTCCCCTCCCCTACGGGGAGGGGAAGCCTATTAGAGAATATGTAACTTAGCATACAACCGCGCCATTCCAACGGAAAGTACGTATGCCCTGCATACATTAGGTACCGGCAAGTGTATGCTAAGTTACGTGTGACCCAGATCTCATGCAACCAGGCATACGTCACTTTGAGAAATTAATTTGAGTGACGGCATTCACATACCTGGAGGTACAGCGGGGGAGAAACCTGGGAGAACCCTGAGAAACCTGGGAGAACCCTGGGAACCGCTACGGCCCTGAGAGGGTCCGAGCTGGGCGGGCGGGTCCGGCCGAGCGGGGTCGGGCAGCCCTCTCGGAGAGGTCGGGAACCTGTACCGGACCGGCCCGGGGCGTCTACGTACCGCCCCGCCGCCGGCGGTCGGACCGAGGAGAACGGAGCAGAGAGGCAGGCCGGACGGAAAGCGGCGCAGCGCTGGCGGGGCTGGCGGAATACCGCGGAAAACTGGGACGATGTATGCCGTCATAACGGACTTTTCGTTGCAATCCCAACGGTCGAGAAAACCTGGGACGGAATTAGGCATGCCGTGGACCGTCCCCGCACCCACACCCGTTGGCTAGGCTAGCCGTGGCCGTGGTCACACAAGATGGCTGGATAGGCGGTGCCGGTCCGGTGCCGCTTGCCCCCGGCCGCCGCGCTGCGCGGCGGCCGCGGCTGCGCGCGAGCGCCCTCGGCGCCAGTGCATGACACGGTGCACCCTCATCGCTACGGCGCCTGCGCTCCGCTGCGCTCCGCGGCGCGGGCGCCTGGGCGATGAGTGCGCAGCGATGTCATACACGCGCCGTCGGGCACTCGCCCCTCGGTCGTACGGGCCCTGGCGGAGGCGTGCATGCCAGGGTGCACCCGCCTGCGCCTAGGGGCTCCGGCGGGTGCAGCCATGGCATACACGCCCCGGCAGGGGAGGGCTGTGCGGGGCGGCTCACCTCGAGGCGGGGTGTCGATCGGGCTGGCGCCCTCTCGAACCGCCTCGGGCTCGGGGTGCCCGCTACGCCCTCAGGTCCGGTCAGCCGGAGAGGCTGAACGGGTTGGAGAGCAGCCCTCCCAGGCAGAGCCCGGCCGACAGGAGGGCGACCGTGAGCATGAGGAGGAACAGGCGGTCAGAGACGCTGTGAGCGGCCCTGGGGCGGCGATGGCGGGGGCGGTCGGGGGTAGGCATGCCAGGTCTCCTTAGAGTGCGTGAGAGGGGCTGTCAGGGGTAGGCGACGGGACGGCTGGGCGGGCGGCCTAGCGGCGGGTCAGGCCGCTCATCGAGCCGTCGTGCTCGAGGAGGACGGCTCGCCGGGAGTCGGAGGAGACGTGGGCCAGGCAGGGCAGGGGGGTGTCCGGCGCGGTCGTGCAGCGGGGCAGGTCGAGAGGGGAGGCGGACGGGTCGGTGCGGTCGTAGGGGGCGTGGGTGTCGGAGGTGACCCAGGTGGAGGCGACCGTAGTGGCCGGGGCGGGGGACTTGGAGGCCGGGGAGGGCTGAGTGGAGGGGGAGGGTCTGGTAACGCGCGTTAGCGCCGGTCGGGTGGAGGGAGATGGGGCCCCTGAGGGGGTGGAAGCGGGGGTATGTGGGGATGAGGGGAGCTGCTCGGGGACGGGGGTGCCGGATCCGGCGGGGCGGCACTCGCTCTGGGCGCGGTCCCGGTCGCTCACGACCAGGGCGTGGCAGTAGGCCCGAGCGGTGCGGTGGGCGTTGATGGCGGCCACGTTGCAGGCGCCGATGATCGCGGCCACGAGGGCGGCGCCGATGGCGAGCTGCATGAGGGAGGGGTGCCACGCCATGGAGGGGCGGCGCAGGATGCCGGGGCGGCCCATGTCCTGGAGCGGGGTCTCCTGCCCGGGCTGGGAGGGGGCCTGCTCGGGCCGGGCGCCCTGCGCGCCGGGGCGGCTCGGGCGGAGGATCGAGCGTCGGGCGGGGAGGGGGAACGCGGCGGTAGGGGCCGCGTCGGCCCGGCTGAGGCGGGGGCCGTCGGCCGGGTCGGCCGGGTCGAGGTATCGGCTGGGGCGGGGGTCGACCCGCCACCCTTCGGGCAGGGGGTAGCCGGTGGGGTAGGTGGCGGTGGGGCGGTCGGTGCTGGGGCGGTTCGTGCAGGTGCTCATGCCCCTACTGTATGCCGGCATACAGTGGGAGTGCAAGCCCGGGCCAGGCACGGGGGCGGGCTCCAGCCATGACCGTCCTCACAGGCAGGGACGCCCCTTCGTGCACAGGTAGGGCACTCCTATGGGTAGGCCCCTATACATAAGCATGCACGATGGTGGGGGTCGGGGCCCGCCAGCCGCGCGCTGACCGCGAGCGCGAGCCCGTCCACTCATAGGCATGCCTGATGGGGTGGCACGGCCACGAAGGCCCGATCGATCGGCCCGAGCAGCCGGGGCCGAGCCCGCACCCATAGGGTTTCTCGATGTTCACGGCCGGATTGATAGGGAGGGGGTGGGCTAGGCCCCCCTATAATCTGCACATATAAGCCACCCTCAACCTTTTGTATGGGAGCATACATGTCACCTTCAACCCCTTCCCCCGCGTCTGCGGGAGCGCCCGGCAGCGCCTCACGGGCGCTGGTCGACGCGGCTCTGCTCGCCGTGGACTCCCTCCTCCTGACGGGCGCGGCGCTGCGCGTCACCCGCTTCGCCACGACCGACGTCCTGGGCGGCTGGGTCCTGTCGGACCCCCTGCACCGGCTGGCCGAGCGCCTGGAGCCGGCCACCCCGCCCCACCCCTTCGGCTACCTCGCCCCGCCCTCGGCGCCGCTGCACCGCCTGGTCTCAGCCCTGGACTGTCCGTTCTGCGTCGGCACCCAGGCCACCCTCGTCATCGGCCTCGGCATGGCTCTGACCTCGTCCCGCGCCCGCCGCCGCTCCGGCCTCGGCCTGGCCCTGCGAGCCGCCTCGGCCTCCCTCGCGGCGGCCTACGTTGTGGGCCACGTCTCCCACCGGCTCGACACGCCCGCCGCCACGCCGGCACCTGCCCAGCCTCAGCCCGCCCCCGCACCGACAGCGAAGGACTCGAAGTGACCGTCCAGAACGTCTCCAGCCTCGACGCCTACCGCTCCCGCGCCCTGGCCCGCCGCGGCGTCATCGTCCAGCAGGCCCCGGCCCCCCGCACCCTGACCGCCGCGGCCTCCCGACCCACGGCGGCCGCTGCCCGTTCCCGCACCACGCCCCCGGCCGGCGCCTCGCGCGGCTCAGCGCTCGGCTCGCGCTCGTGGCAGGCGGAGGCGTGGGCGGCCTACGACGAGGTCGGTGAGGAGCGGTTCCTGGCCTCGACCCTGGCCGGCCGCCTGTCCCAAGCCCGCCTCTACGTCCAGCACAAGCCCGCCACCGGCCCGCACTCGTCCCTCCGCGACGACGAGACGGATGCGACCGACACCGCCGCCGGCCCCACCGCCCAGCTGGCCGAGGCGGTCCTCGCGGCGCTCGGCGCCAGCCAGCAGGACCTGGGCCAGATGCTGCAGAGGCTCGCGACGAACCTGTTCGTGGCGGGCGAGGGCTGGCTGGTCGGCGTGCCGCGCCATGTCATCGACGAGGTGTCCCCGTCCGCGGCGCCGGCGGTCACCGCCCCCTCACCCGATCCCTCCCTCACAGATCTCGTGTGGCGCGTTCTGGCCGTCACGGAGGTCTCCTCCGTCGGCTCCGACGGGCGCACCGTGCGCCTGAACCTGGGCACCGACGGCTCGGCCCCGGTCGAGGTCTCCGCCGACGAGGTCTACATGGTCCGCGTGTGGCGCCCGCACCCCGCCCGCTACTGGGAGGCGGACTCGCCCACGAGAGCCTGCCTGCCGATCCTGCGCGAGCTCATTGGCCTGACCCGCCACATCAGCGCCCAGATCGACTCCCGGCTGGCCGGCGCCGGCATCCTGGTCGTGCCCTCCTCGGCCTCGGCCGCGCTGGCCTCGGACGCCGCGGACTCCAACGCCTACGGCGCGCCGGACCCGTTCGTGGCCGCGCTCATGGACTCGATGCTGCGGCCGATCGAGAACCGGGACGACGCCTCCGCCGTCGTGCCCCTCGTGGTGACCGTGCCGGACGAGGCGGCGGACAAGATGAGCCACCTCACGTTCTCCTCGGCCCTGGACTCCGGCGCCCGGGACCTGCGGGACGAGGCGATCCGGCGCCTGGCCCTGGCCCAGGACGCCCCGCCGGAGCTGCTGCTCGGCTCGGGCGCCATGAACCACTGGGGCGCGTGGCTGACCCGCGAGGACACGGTGACCACGCACATCGAGCCGGTCCTGGCCCTCATCTGCGACGCGCTGACCAGCCAGTACCTCCGCCCGGTCCTGCTGAGCGCGGGCCTCTCGGAGGATGAGGTGCGCACCCTCTCGGTCGGCTACGACGTGTCGGCCCTCGTGGCGAGACCGAACCGCTCGGAGGAGGCACTGAACCTCCACCGCGCCGGTGCCGTGTCGGACGAGGCGCTGCGCGAGGCGTCCGGATTCGACGACTCCGACGCCAAGCCCCTGGACGAGCGGGCCCTCATGCAGGCCCTCGCCATGGTCACCAAGCGTCCGGACCTCATGGGCACGCTCGGCATCGGCCCACTGACCGAGGAGATCCTCAAGGCCTACAAGGGCGACTATTCGGCCCCGTCGGAGGCCCTTCGCGAGCTCGCCCTGCCGCCGACTCCGCCGGCCCCCGCAGCCTCTCCCGAGGACGGCCCCTCAGCCCCCAAGCCCGGCCAGGACGGCCCCGGCCGCCCGCCGAGTGGCGCCGACGCGGCCGAGCCGGGTAGGGTGCCCGGTAGCGAGGCGCCGATCTCATCCGGCGACGCTCGCCCGGAGTCATCCACCACGGCCCCTGCCGGGGCCTGACCGCCCACACCGACCATCACCTCAGGAGAACCCATGGCACCTCACCCGCCCACAGCCGACGCCGCCCGCGCCTACGCGGCGGCGTCGGCCGCTACCTCCCCCGCCCTCTCCCAGCCGCGCCGCAACCCCGACGCTCGCCTGACCGCTCACGGCCGGGACGTTGACGCCACGGCGCTGGTCGCCGTCGTTGACGTCCTGGTCGTCAAGGCGCTGGAGGCCGTCGGCAAGCGGATCGTGCGCGCCGACAGGGCCCGCTTCAACGCGCTCAAGGGCCGCCCGTTCCACGAGGCTCACGTCCTGTGGCCGACGGACATCATCACCGTGAGCAAGGCCACGAAGGGCGCGTGGGACGTCGTTCCGGCCCTGCTCGACAACCACGGCTGCCCCGGCGTCGAGTCCGGCCGCGTCGTGACCCTGCTGGACGCCTACGTCTCCCAGGTCGCCACTCACGGCGTCCCGCACCGCCTGGACCGGCTCGTGACAGCTCTGCGCTACGTCCTGCCGGAGAACGCTCTCATCCGCACGCCGTCCCTTAACCGGGCGTCCCTTGAGGAGGTGCGATGACTGGCTCCGCCCCGACCTCCCACGACGTCGATCTCCTGGCCGAGGGCCCAGCGGACTGGGAGTCCCTCGAGTCGGTGTCGGGCTGGCGCGACGCGATCGAGGACCAGTACCTCGACCTGGCCGAGCCGGTCCTGAACGACTTCCTGCGCCGCGTGCGCGCCCTGGCCGAGGACGCGCTGGACTCTCCGGTCCTGACGGCGGCCGGTGACCGGGTGCCGAACCAGTTCGCATGGACATCTGTTCGAAGTGCATGGCAGGCCGCCATACGCGACCTCGTCCGCGACGACCGCGGCCGGCGGCGCCTGCCTCAGTACGCGACCGTGCAGCGCATCCTGGAGGACTCCGGCCTGCCGGTCGCCGTCTACGAGGACGTGCGCGCCCTCCTCAAGCGCGCCGCCTCCGAGGGCTGGGGCGAGCGGAAGACGAAGATCGAGCTCGGCCGGCTGCTCGGCACCTCCCGCCGCAAGGGCGAGGCCACGACCGCCTACGCCGCCCGTCTGCGCACCCTGGCCCGCACCGCGGCGACGGCGAACGCCGCCCACCGCATGGCGACCTCGGACCTGGCCCGCAGGCGTGGCCGACTGCGCTGGGTCACGGTCCACGACAACCGGGTGCGGCCTACTCACGTCGAGGCCGACGGGCAGGTGCAGGACCTCGGGACCCCGTTCCACGTCGGGGACTCCCTCCTGCTCTATCCGGGCGACCCTGCAGGGCCTCCGAAGGAGGTGGCTAACTGCCGCTGCATCCTCATCCCGACCGACGCACGCCCCGCCGTCAACCAGGCCGTGAACGTCAAGTACTCAGCCGCAGACATCGAAAGGACAGCCATGAAGCTACGCATTGAGGAGACGGCCCGCCGCGTGGGCGAGTTCTCCGACCTTCGGGCCGGGGACTCGGAGCCCGTCGGCGACACCGTTCCCGACCCCGCCCCGACGCCTGACGCCCCGGACCCCGCCCCCGACGGACGCTGGGAGGGCGTCATCGCCCGCGAGGGGGAGATGACCGGCGACGGCCGCCTCATCGAGGACGGCGCCCTGCGCTGGGACGGCCTCCCCATCCCGCTGCGTGTGGCGTTCAAGGACGTAGGCGGCCACGACGGCGCCGAGGTCTGCGGCCGTATCGAGACCGTCGAGCGCCGCGACAATGGCGACATCTACGCCACCGGGACCTTCGACCTAGGCAGTGCCGTAGGGGTCGAGGCGTACCGGCAGGTCAGCGAGCAGATGTCCAATGGCGTCTCCATCGACACGGACGACGTGACTTTCAGGATCATGGCGAAGGCAGACATGCCTGAGGCCGACGTTGCAGATTCCGGCAACGACTCGGACGACGAGCCCGGCCCCGATGGCCGGGTCAAGGTCGCCGCCATGTCGTCCTCGGACGAGCTGATGGTCATCGAGTCGGCCCGCCTGCGCGCCGCCACCCTCGTGGCCGTCCCCGCCTTCGCCACGGCTCGCGTCTACGCCGCTGGGCAGGCCCCCGGCACCTCGGAGACCCCTGAGCGCGACGAAAACGTCGATTCTGAGACAGAAATGGCTCGCTCAGCAGATGCCTACCCGCTGAGCCGCGACGCCCTGACCGCTGCGGCTATTCCTACAGCCCCGCCGGAGGCTTGGTTCAAGGACCCGAACCTGACCGGCCCGACAGCCCTCGTGGTCGAGGACGACGGTCGCGTCTACGGCCACATCGCGGCCTGGGGCACCTGCCACATCGGGCAGGTCGGGAAGTGCGTCGAGCCGCCCACGTCCCCCTCGAACTACGCCTACTTCCGCACCGGAGCGCTGCGCACGGCCGAGGGCACGTCCGTTGCTGTGGGGCATCTCACAATGGGGACAGGTCACGCCGGTCCTCGGGACTCCGCCAACGCCGCCGCCGAGCACTACGACAACACCGGGACCGTCTTCGCCGACGTCACGGCCGGTGAGGACGCCTACGGCATCTGGGTAGCCGGGGCTCTCCGCCCCGGCATCACCGCCGAGCAGGTCCGGGTGGCCCGCTCCGCCCCGATCTCCGGCGACTGGCGCACGATTCGTGGAGCTCTCGAGCTCGTCGGCGCCCTGGCGGTCAATGTCCCCGGCTTCCCGGTGCCCCGCCCACAGGGCCTCCTGGCTTCTGGCGAGGTCCGCTCCCTTCAGGCCTCCGGTGTCGTGGCTCACGACGACTCCGCCGCCCGGGCTGCGCACCCCTCGAGCCGGATGGCGGGCGACGGCCTCACGCTCGGGGACATCTCCTACCTGAAGCGCCTGGCGGAGTCCGAGCGCCGGCGCGACCTTCAGCGCGCGACGGCCGCCGACAGGATGCGTGCCCGAGTCGAGCGCGCCGGTACACTGGCCAAGGCGGCGTCCATGGCGCGCCGTCTCGGATCCATCTGAGGAAAGGAACAGAAATCATGGGATGCGGATGTGGACGTACTACAACTCCCCCGGTAGGCACCGAGCCCCGGCCGCTGGCCGATGGCACCCTGCCCGGTGATGGCTCCAAGGACTCCTCCCCGATCACCCGCTTCTAGGCGTAGCGCCATCCATCGTCATCGGCTATGATGGTCCCCGTTAGAGGTCTCATGGACTCCTGACGCTGGGTGGATCAGGCAGAACCCCCGCACCGTTTGCTCATGGCGGTGCGGGGGTTCTGTTCGTCTTATGAGGGCCATCCCACTCATAGGTGTATCCTTTAAGCCAACGGCATGGCAGCAGGGCCTCGTGTGTACCCCGCTGGGGACGGGAACCCTGCCCAGCAACGAGACACGAAGGACCCCTCAACATGCGAAAGCACTTCGATATCACCGTCTTCGCCGACCAGGCCGACGACGCTCCGGTCGAGACCTTCGACCTGGAGATCCCCGAGAACCTGTCCGACCTGAGCGCCGCCGACCTCGGCGACCTGCGCTCCAAGGCCGTTGACGCCTTCCAGACCCTCTACGCCGGCGGCGAGTTCACCGACGAGGACCTTGCCACCCTCGGCACCCTGACCGACGGCATCGAGGTCCTGTCCGCTGAGATCAGCGCCCGCGAGCAGGCCGCCGCCGAGCGCGCCGCCAAGGCCGCCGAGATGGCCGCCAAGGTCGGTGCCGACAAGCCGGCCGACGACTCCAAGCCCGCTCCCGCCGATGACGACGAGGACGACGCCCCCACCGATGACTCGGACGACGCGGACGACACTCCGGCCGAGAAGAAGGCCGACGCCGCTGAGGACGAGGCCGAGCGACAGGCTGCCGAGAAGAAGGCCAAGGCCGCCGCGGCCGACGTCGAGCCCGAGACCGTCACCGCTGCCGCCCCTCGCGGCCCCATCAAGCTGTCCGGCATCCGTCGGCACGTTCACACCCCCGCACCTGCGATCACTGAGGAGACCTCCGTGGAGGACACCGCTAAGGCCCGCCTGACCGTGGCCGACGTCCCCGGCTTCGCCGCCGACTCCGACGCTTCCTTCGAGGACCTGGCCGTCGCCCTCGACCGCCGCCTCCAGGGCTTCAACTCCGGCGCCTACGCCGCCGCCGCTCGCGCCGGCCGCGCCATGAGCGAGCGCCACAGCCTCGCCGTCGTGCGCAAGCACTTCGACGAGCGCGCCACCGTCTCCTCCCCTGAGAGCGCCGACGCCGCCATGGCCTTCGCCGTCAACGAGAAGAACCTCCCCGGCGGCTCCCTCGTCGCGGCCGGCGGCTGGTGCGCCCCCTCCGAGACCGTCTACGACCTGCTCGAGGACGAGTCCCGCGACGGCCTGATCTCCCTGCCCGAGATCAACGTCACCCGCGGCGGCATCAAGTTCACCAAGGGCCCCAAGTTCGCCGACCTCTACGCGGCTCCCTCCTTCAACTTCACCGAGGAGGAGGCGAAGGCCGGCAAGTACGCCCCCACCTCCGCCACCGACCCGACCAACAAGGTCGGCCCCAAGCCCGTCTACAGCGTGCCCTGCACCGAGTTCGAGGACGTCCGCCTCTCCGCGGCCGGTCTCCACATCCAGGCCAACCTGCTCCAGCAGCGCGGCTACCCCGAGCTGGTCGCCCGCACCATCCGCGGTGCCCTCGTCGCTCACGAGCACAAGATGAGCGAGCGGATCATCGCCTCCATGGAGCGCCAGTCCACTGCCGTCTCCATGGACACCGGCCAGATCGGCGCCGCCGCCCCGATCCTGACCGCCATTGAGCTGCAGGTCGAGCACTACCGCTACGCTCAGCGCCTCTCCCGCTCCACCACCCTGGAGGCGGTCTTCCCCTACTGGGTCCACGGCGCCATCCGCACCGACCTGTCCCGCCGTCAGGGCGTCGACCTCACCGACGTCAACGACGCCCGCATCGACGCCTGGTTCAAGGCCCGCGGCGTCAACCCCCAGTTCGTCTACGACTGGCAGGCCCTGACCGGCGCGGCCGGCGACTTCAAGGTCTGGGGCTCCAGCCTGAAGTTCCTGCTCTACTCGGCGGGTACCTTCGTCAAGGGTGGCCAGGACGTCATCACCCTGGACACCGTCTACGACTCGACCCTGCTCGGCCAGAACGACTACACCGCCCTGTTCACCGAGGAGGGCTACCTGGTCGCCAAGCGCGGTCACGACGCCCGCGTCGTGACGGTGCCGATCAACCCGAACGGCGGCACCGGCACCGGCATCAAGCTCCTCGCCAACGGCACGGCTGACCCGGCCAAGTGATGACTCCGGGGCGGGCGGCGGCCAGTCCCCGCCCGCCCCGTGACCATCCCTAGCCAATCACCGTCCAGCAAGGAGGACAGATGCCCATCATCGCACCGAAGCAGCGCATCGAGGCGCCGGTCACTCAGCGCCTGAAGGGCGGCCTCTTCTCCCGGTTCGCCCCCATCGAGGACTCCTCGATCCGCTGGGAGAACGGCGTCACCTGGGAGGACGTCGCGCGCACCGACGTCGGCACCATCGGCCAGTACCAGAAGCCAGGCACCGTCAAGGGCCTGCCCAAGGTCCTGGACAAGCCCAAGGGCGTGACCGTCGAGTCGATGGAGCCGATCACCGTCTACGCCACGTTCCGCACCACTCCTCTCGACCACTCCCCGGAGGAGGCCGTCGCCATCGCGGCCCAGCGCCTCGCCCAGTACGAGGAGTACGCGGTCGAGAAGGCGCTGTGGAACGGCGTCGGCGGCGCGGGGCCCGCGCTCAAACGCGCTCAGGAGTGGGCCAACGACGCGGGCGCTCAGCCGGCCGAGGGCGCTTGGAACGCCGCCGAGAAGTACGCCCACACTCCGGGCGTGGCCCCGACGTTCCACCTCTCACAGCGCCTCGGGTCGATGCTGGCCGGGCGCATGTACATCGACACGGACCCGCGGACCGGCGAGTCCTACACCCGCATGGGGACTCCTGTGGTCTTCGGCGACGGGTACGACGACACCCCCCCGATCATCGCGTCCACCGGGCCGATCCTGATCTACCGCGGGGACGTCTTCACCTCGACCAACGGGGCGGGCGGCTTCGACAAGGGGACGAACGACCTGACGGCTGTCGCCGAGCGGCAGTACGTCATCGCGTTCAACCCGGACGACGCCTACTTCGTGAAGGTGTCCACGGACCCCGGCACCGGCAAGTACGTGGCCCGCCAGTTCTGAGCCCAGATGACCTACTCACCAACTCCAACACCAACGGGAAGGATGCGCTGAGCCATGGCTAAGACGCACTCATACACACCAGTGCTGGGGAAGCGCATCCGCGTCACCCCGCTGGACACCTGCGGCAAGTTCGACAAGGCGCAGCACAAGCCGGTGGCTACCTCCGGCTTCGTGTCGGTCAAGCTCGCCGCCGAGGTCGAGGACGGCACGGAGATCACGGTCCGCAAGGCCGACGGCTCCCTGTGCGTCAACGAGAAGCAGTCGAACACCTTCAAGTACTTCACGGTCGAGCTCGAGTTCTGTGGCGTGAACCCCTCCGTCCTGGACATCGTGACCAACGCCACGAAGTACCTGGACCACGCGGGCGACACCGCTGGCTTCAAGGTCGCCTACGGCAAGATCGAGAAGAAGTTCGCCCTCGAGCTGTGGACCGGCCTGTCCGGCCAGGC